GTCAATTATTTTTAGATTATTTAGCACTTGAGCTAAATTATACTAATAATTATAAATTTAGCGATTATTTGAATATTTTTGAAATTATTAATAAAGATATAAATATTAAAAAATATAATAATATTAATAATAAAAATGATTTTTTAGACTTAATTTGCAATAGTTCGAGTTTTTATTCAAATGTTAAATTATATTATAATGAGCAAAATTTATTAGCATATTTTGAATTTGATGGCAATTTTTATGCTTTTTTAATAAATATTGAGCATAAATTATTTAAAAGTTATAAAAATATGCGACATTTTGTTAACGAACTCGAAGAATATATAGAAAGTTCTAAATAATATTAAAATTAATATTATTTAATAAATATTAGGCTATATTAATATAGTCTAATATTTTTATTTAATTATTTTAACACTTGTTTAAATTTGGTTAAAAGCGAAATAATTTAAAAATTTAATTAATTTTAAGCTAAAAATCGGTATTTTTTTAACACTTATTAGCGTTTAATTGCAAATAAATATTAAATTTAATTATTTTTAGCTAATAGGTTGTTAATTTATTCTAATTTATTCTAATTTATTCTAATTTTAATTAATTTTAGGCTAATAGGCTATAAGCCTTTTAGGCTAATAAATATTAAATTTAATAAAAATTAGCCCCCCTTAACAATTATTAGCCTGGCAGCCCCCTTATTATTTAAAGACTTGTCCAAATGCAAGGCCAAAAATTTCTGCTGTACATATCTTATGACTTGTAAAAAGGCTGATAAAGATATGCTTCATCAATTCATAAAATACTGACAAGGAGTGGCCCTTAGGCTCAATTCTATATTGCGCACTTTGCCCAGAAAAATTTTTGCGCAAAATAGGTTCGCTGGACGACAGGCTATAATAGTATAAATGTATATGGGTATGCGCCTACGCGCGTATATAGAGGGTTCAAAAATATTAAAAACATACCCAGGGATGAAAGTAGTATACCTCTGGGGCCATTATAATATAAAATAATAAAGATATATAGATTAATATATAAAAATGGTTCTGAGGCTCATTATTTTAATTCTTACTAGAAATATATAACGACTAATCAGAGTTCTGCCTTTTGCGCTTACAAATCTATATTATAAATGGCGATTTTCATAGGATTTAAGACGATTACTACGGAATAATGGTTCACCAAAGTAAAAATCTTTTACGGTTACTCCTAACCTATTGGAAACCAATTACTTATATAAACGGTGTCCGGAGGCCGGACCTTTTCCATAATCTCTAACCTAATTTTTAAAAAAACCCTACTACTCCAGTAGTAACTATTTTTAAATTATTTCATTTGGACTATATAATAAATGGGTAACTTGGTGAACTATTTATATAAGTGATTGATTTCCAATAATTTAGAAGTGCCCCGACCCAATTCACTTATGGTTCACGAACAGTTACCTTATAAATATTTTTTACTAAAATACTAGAATTGTACATAGCATGATAACTATTTTCTCGTCACTATTACTTCGAGAGTAGCTGTTATCGCTTCGCGAGTAGTTGCATTACTACAGCAGTAGCAACTTGTAAAAATTTTTTTGAAGATTTAGCTACTCTCGAAGCAACAAGCGAAATCATAGCATGATTTGCTGTGATTTTTATAATAAAATGTTAAAAAACATTAAAAGATTCAACGAAATTTTCGTATTTCACTATTTTTTAGTATATTTGCAAATGAAAATATATAAGTTAAATCATAAAAGTGTATTTACATGAGAAAGATTATTACGAACTTTGATATTCCAATGCTGGGTAATCAGCTTACAAAGGACGAGCTTATAGTTACATTGGCATTTTTGCTGCGAGGTAACTATTATTCGACTAAAGCTTATATCAGCCTTAAAAGCTGCAGAAATTTTAAGCATGCAGTCTCTGTGCTTAGTAAAGCGTGTGCAAATTTAGGAATACCTCTTAGCAACTTACCGAGTGACAAAGACGAAAAGAGATTTTATTCATGGGGCCAAGAACTCAAATTGGTATTAGCTAAACAGAAGTTATTGCCAACCAGATATACATGGAAAAATATGCTGCGTATACCAGAGCAATGGATAGGACACATAGATAAATCGATACTTATAGATTTGCTTGAGTTCATATTCTATGTATTGAAAAATAGAGATGCTGCTGTGAAGCAAACAGCTTGTCAGACACGAGACCATTATGAGTTGAACAGAACTTTAACAGAATTGTTCAAGCCAATAGCGCCTGATATAAAAATTGAATATATTAGCGATTTAAAGTGCGCCTGTATATTAGGAGTAGATGAAAAGCTCATAAATAGTTTACGAAATGACTGCATCTCAGATTTACTTTAAAAGATTAAGCGATGAAAAGTATAGATAGAATTAACAATGATATTTCTGATATATTACCAGATTCATCAGACTTATTAGGCACAGACGGCCTCGAGCAACGAGCCTCCATGGTCCAGGATAAGTCGAAATCGATACATGACAGGAAAACAGCCCAAGAGCTTGCAAAAGCTAAATACAAACTTGCTAGAGCTGCTGAAGGCCAAGCTGCTAGACAAGCTGTTCAGGCGTTTAGACAGAAAAAGCAAGAAGCTCAAGAAGCTGTATACCAGCAGCTTGAAGATGAAGACAAGCACATGCCAGCCAAAGAAGTTATAGATTTGGCTAACCGTGTAGCTGCTAGTAATGGTCAGCCTGCAATGGCAGAAAACGTTGCAAAGCAGATTATGCTCTCTCAAGGTACAACTAGACCAGAGGTTGTAAAGCTTCTCAGTTCACTCAATATAAATCTTGATTTGCAGTTGTCGAAGACAGATACAGCTAATTTATTAGCTTGTCTTCTTACTGCTAATCAGAAGCAGCTTCAAGCCATATACGATAATGACAAGACACCTCTCGCTATTAAAATAGTAGTTAAACGTCTTATGAATGACTCTAAAATTGGAGAAATCCAGACAGTAGAGAAACTCTGGGACCGTATTTTCGGAAAAACTGGAATGATGCTTGATTTGCCACAAGAATCTAAGGCAGCAGGTATTATACCAAATACTCCAGTTTCTAGAGAGGCTTATATTCTGATTAGAGAGTCACTTCTCAAATAATATTGTACACACGTATTTCTCATTTTTCAAGTATGAAACCGTTTAGTTACGCGGGCGCCCGCGCACGCCCACCCCCATACATTATTATATACTTCCCTGGAGGAGAGTATATTCACAATTATTATATTAATCAAGGGCTAGGCTTACATGATTTTTAAATTAGTATTAATAGAATTGATTGCTTGATATTTTGCCTTGTGAGCCTAGCCCATTTTTAATTATAAGAATATGAGTAACCCAAAAAGAACACTCTCTGAAATGCAGCAGAGAGTTATAAACGCAGATACTCTTAAGCATGATGTAGTAAATGCTAAAGAGATGTTACGTCTTGAAATGCTTTCATCATTCAAGGCCTATACTAAAGCTATGTTTAAAGCTCAGTATAAGCGTAATTTTATCGTCGCTGAGCACCATGAGAAAATTATAAAAGCTTTGCAGGATGTAGTTGATGGTAAGTGCAGAAGACTTATTATTAACATTGCACCTCGATATGGCAAAACAGAGCTTGTTATCAAGTCATTTATTAGCTGGTGTTTTGCATTAAATCCTAAATGCCGATTCTTGCATCTGTCATATTCTGACGTGCTCGTAGCAGATAACTCAGATACCGTAAGGTCTATCATGCAAGAAAACTTATATAAAGAGCTGTTTCCACAATCCAAGCTTGAGAAGGAAAAAGCATCTAATAAACGTTGGCGAACAGCAGCAGGCGGAGAGATGTATGCGGTTTCAACACAAGGCCAGGTAACTGGTTTTGGTGCTGGTAATGTGGATGAAGAGGAACCAATCAAAGGTTCTGAAACTGCCGACAACCTTACATTCGATGAAGATATGAATGACATGCTTGAGCAGATAGGTGCTAAGACTAATGTGTTCCAGGGTGCAATCATGATTGACGACCCTATTAAACCTGAGGATGCTGATTCAGATATAGTTCGTGAGCGAATTAACTTACGATTCGAAAATACCATTCGTAACCGTACTAATAGCCGTAATACCCCTATTATCATAATCATGCAGAGACTACATGAGCATGACTTGTGCGGATATTTGCAAGAGATAGAGCCAGATGAGTGGACAGTTCTATCACTACCGGCTATACAGGAAGACCCTGTTACTCATGAGCGCCATGCTCTGTGGCCTATGAAGCATACACTTGAAGAGCTTGACCACATGCGAGAGATTAACCCACTCGTATTCGATACTCAGTATATGCAGGACCCTACACCTAAAGAAGGTCTTATGTATTCTGAAGGTTTTAAGACTTATAACAAGGACCAACTACCACAAGGCAGAGAAGCTGCTCACAAGTGGAACTACACAGATACAGCTGATACTGGAGCCGATAATCTGTGTTCCATATGCTTCATAGACACACCCGAGTATGCGTATGTTACAGACGTGTTGTTCACAGATGCACCAATGGAGAAAACAGAGCCAAAGACAGCCGAGATGCTAACACGAAATCAGACTGTATCAGCTCTTATAGAGTCAAACAACGGCGGTAGAGGCTTTTCTAGAAACGTTAAAAAGATACTTCGCGTAACGTATAGAAACTTTAGAACTGCTGTCAGAACATTCACTCAGTCTGAGAAGAAGGCAACACGTATATTCACTAATTCTGGAATGTGCCAAAGTGATATTCTGTTTCCAGAAGGCTGGGAAAAGAAGTGGCCTAAGTTCCATGCAGCTCTTATGTCGTATCGTAAAGATAACAAAAAGCAACAGCACGATGATGCACCAGATGCTCTTACAGGTGTAATTGAGATGCATAGTAGAAAACATAATACCAGTAGGATAAGACTGAGAAATTAATTTTATTCCCGTTAACAAACTTTAACATAAAAAATTTTATTATCTCAAATATTTTTAGTATATTTGCAACGTAAAAAGGTTATGGTTATCGTTTTTCAAATAGGTTGTATTTTTGATAACATTGTAGGTTAGTTAGGGAAATGTTTATGTTTTTAAGTATTAGTTAATGCGTAATTAAAATTCTTTTTTCGAGCTCTCAGCGGAGAGCTACATCCTCGTTCTGGAGAACCAGTCACACTATGTCCGTCCTGTGACTGGAGAGGTTCGATTCCTCTGACGAGGGCAAATGGCGGCATCAGGGGTGGCATAGCTCAGAGGGCTAGAGCACAGGTTTTGTAAACCTGAGGTCGGAGGTTCGAATCCTTCTGTTATCGCGGCCGCCTTCGCTTATATAGCAGATTAGAGCAGTTGGAAGCTCGCTAGGTTCATATCCTAGAGGTCACAGGTTCGAGTCCTGTATCTGCAACTAACGCATAGCTTTTGCACTCACTGCTTAGCTTTGCATATTTATTAACAAATTAATATTAGACAATATGGGATTGAATTGCGGATGTCCAGCAGGTAAGCATCTCAATGACCTTGAGATTGCTGAGTGCAAAGAGAGCTTTGGACAGATTCAGAAAGTAATTTTTGCCCGTATCTTCAGCTCTACAGGTGTTAAGAACAAGATTCCTAAGGAAACAATTGCTAAGAAAGCTACAATGACACCTCTTTTTGCTGCAGGAGACGGCACTAAACTTATTATTTCGCCTTACATTCAGAATCCAACAACAGAGCCTGGTGATGCTCGTACATTTGGTGGCGGCAACCAGACACTCGGTGGTATTGAGATTGTTATTGGCCGTGAGCCAACTACATTCACAGGCGTTATTTACCAGGAAGCTCAGTCAGTTATTAAGACACTCAAGACTTATTCGTGTGAAAAGATTGGCGTGTTCTTGATTGACGAGAATGGTAACATTGGAGCTATCGACGAGGCAGGTGATGGTGCAAACTATGAGCCTATTCCAGTTGACAAGTTCTTCGTAGGTGACAAGAACCTCGGCGGCTATGAGGAGCCAGACTCTAACACTATTAGTTGGAGCTTCTATCCTAATTGGTCAGACAATCTAGTCTTGATTAAGGCTGATACGTTTGACTACAATCCACTTACGGAGCTTACAAATGCAGCTTCAAGTTAAAAATTTTGAGTATGGTACGACAAGTTAGAAAACCAGTAAAAAAGGTACGTCTTGAAGCGGATGATATTTCACAGGAATTTGAGGTATCACACGCTGAAAGACTTCTCGATATGGGACCAGCCTTAAATGGCGGTTGGCACGTACCTGAAGATAGTGAATACGAATACACAGAAGAATATGGGCTTAAGCTTAGAGCAAATAAAGGAAATTCTGCTGAGACCACAGAAAAGGCAGCTGATAAATAAAGCGTCTTCTCTTCAGCAGCGTGTTAGATTCCACACGGAAACTAACATATCTTTGTTTGACTATAATAGTCCGGCTCAGTTGTTTCTTGATTGGGTGTCACAGTTACTCCCGAAAGACAAGTACAACATATTTGTTCATCTGTTCCAGTACCCGCTTCCAACTTCAGCAGTTATAGATGATGTATACCGAGAGCTCGAACGAGTATTCTACAGTAGAAACTCAAGTTCAGCATATCAGTTTACATCGTCTGAGCTGCTTGAAGATTGGTTGAACTACAAAAAGAATGTACTTCATGAGCCAGATATATGGAAAACTGAAGGATGGAAACAACTACAGGTATCGCCTAACAGCATACTTGTAGTTGACCTTCCAGTTCAACAGACGAGCTTTAGGCCAGAACCATATTTCTATTGGCTTAATATCGATAATGTTATCGATTACAAGTTTGTAGATAAGAGTATCACTAATTTTGAATGGCTTGTTTTCAAACAGCCAGAACATAGAATAGCGGTCTTTGACAGTACTTCAATAAGAGTTTATCAGCTTAACGAGAAGAATGAGATAGAGTCTCTGTTAACAGAGGCTACTCATAACTTAGGATTTTGCCCAGCACGGTTCTTTTGGACAACTCCTATCAATGAGAAATATCCAGATATTAAGAAAAATCCAATCACGAAGGAATTATCTCGATTGGATTGGTATTTGTTCTTCTCTATCTCTAAACAGCATCTCGATTTGTATGCTCCATATCCTATTTATTCAGCTTATGAGGCAGACTGTAATTTCGAGAACAACGAAACAGGCGAATACTGTGACGGTGGTTTCTTAAGAAATGCTGACGGCGAATATGAGATTAATGCTGATGGAACAGTAAAAAAGTGTCCATGCTGTGGTGAAAAGCGTATAGCTGGTCCTGGTTCCTTCTTGGAGGTACCAGTTCCTAATCAGACAGAGGGCATAGCGGATATGCGTAATCCTGTCCAGATTACTACAATTGATAAAAACAGTCTCGAGTACAACGTTGAAGAGGTCCGCAGACTTCACGACGAGATTGTGGTCTCTGTAGTAGGAGCGGGTGGCAATGCAGCTGTGTCTGAAAAGGAAGCTATAAATGAAACGCAAGTAGCCGCTAATTTTGAAAGCAAAACAGCTGTTCTTAATACTCTGAAGACGGACTTCGAACAGGCCCAGAAGTTCGTAGAAGACACGATATGTAAACTTCGTTACGGAGATAATTTCATATCATCATCTATAAGTTGGGGCACAGAATTTTATGTCTTCACTGTCGAAGAACTCTATTCTAAGTATAAATCTGCTAAAGAAAGTGGAGCCACTGAAACAGAACTTGACGCTATAATGCAGCAGATTCTTGAGGTGGAATATCGTAACAATCCACTGGTGCTGCAGAGAATGCTCATATTGAAGCAGTTAGAGCCATATCCACACAAGACACTTGATGAGATAATGAAGCTTTATAATGCTAGTTTGCTTAATGTTAACTACGTAAAACTTAAAGTTAATTTCTCGGAATTTATATCAAAATTCGAACGCGAGAATATTGATATTGTGGAATTTGGTTCTTCTCTTCCACTACGCGAAAAGATTAAAATTATTAGAGATAAATTATTAGAATATGTCAAACAAAACGATGAACAAGGCGGAGCTCCAAGAGTTGATTCAGGACTTGAAGGACCGTCAGGAGGAGCTTCAGCAGCTTCAGCTGAGTAATCCTGATGCTTTCACAGTTGAACAGAAAACGGAGTTTGACAATAACGCCGAAGAACTTAAGAAAGCTGAGGCTCGCCTCGCTATCGTAGAAGAGGCCTTAAAGCAGAATGCTTCAAGTGCTTATACTGACAATACATCTGGCAAAGTTGTCGCAATGGTTGCTTTCGGTGACCGTTTTAGCAAGCGAACAGGTAAAGAGGTAAATCCACCTCAGAAACGCTACTTCTCATTCGGTGAGTGGCAAGTATTTAAGCAGAATTATAAGCTGCTTGGTTATTCAATTACAGCTATCATCAATGACCCATTTGGTGATGCGGCAGGTCTCATTGAGGTACCTGAAGATTAAAAGACAAAGCTATGATAACAATTGAAATGCTTAATCAGAGCGAGTCACTTAAGGGTTTGACTGACGCTCAAAAACTAGCCATTACTACGCTCTCTAGCAATGATGAGGCAACAGTAATTGGTACAAAGATTGGTGCTTTGCACGGCCAGTATGATGCTGATATTCTCAGTATTTCTGGTATAAGTAAAGCAGATGGTGAAAAAACTTATGACTATCTTAAGCGTGTTCTTGGTGATTATAAGACTAAGCTTGATGGTACTAAGACACTTTCTGCTCAACTTGAAGCTCAGAAGAAGAAAGTCACTGAACTTGAAGCTAAGTTAGCAGCAGGTGGGTCTGATGAAGCTGTAAAACAGCAGCTTAAAGACGCTCGCCACCAGGTTACCCAGCTTCAGACACAGCTTACAACTAAGACTGAAGAGCTTGATAAAGCTAAGAAGGACTATGAACAGAAGGAGAAAGACCTTCAGGTAGGCTTTGCATTTACTAATGCTACAGCTGGTATCAAGTTTAAAGCCGATGTTTCAGAGCCAGTTAAGAAGATTCTCCTTGCAGCCGCTAAGGATGAGATTCTTGCTAAGGGTACTCCTGATTTCATTGACGACGGCAACGGCGGAAAGAAGTTGGTACTTCGCGATGCTGCTGGTAACACCCTTAACAATCCTAAGAACAACCTCAATCCATATACTATCGAGGAGTTGGTAATGGAGACAAGTTTGAAGGATGTTATTGATACAGGCAGACAGCAGCCAGGTGGAGGTACTCAGCCTAACCCATCACCAAGCCAACGAACAGTTAATCTTGATTTGTCAACAGCTAAAACTCAGCAGGAAGCTGATGTTCAGATTGAGAACTATCTGCTGTCAACCGGCTTAACTCGCGATAACGTTGAGTTCGGCAACAAGGCGCTTGAGATTAGAAATGAAAACAACGTTTCTGACCTTCCAATTCGATAATAGACTGTATGATGTAAAAGGGTAATGCAGCATGTCAGTTATGATATATTTATGTTAAACTTTTAAAATTAAAAGACTATGAGTTTAGTACTTACTAGAATTCAGAACATTCGTTCTAGTTCAAATTTTGACAAGTACGAGTATCGTCCTAGCCGATATGGTGCTCTTGACGTTTTTATCCAGCAGTCTAATGACCCAGCCGGTATTCTTACTGAGGAGCTCAAGCAGAAGGCTCGTACTTCTATTGGTAACATCCTCGAAACTCCTGTAATCGACTATGATGCAGATATTACAATCGGCAATACTCGTACGCTTACGATTGCTGATAGTGAGAATACTTCTCGCATGGTGCAGATTAATTTTGCGACTTATGCGTTTGGCTTCACTATTGCTCCTGCTATGTACATGAACAACGAAATCGGCATCCAGAAGGACTTCGAGACTAAGTTGATGAAGTACATCTACAAGTTTGCTCAGAAACTTGATGAAGCAGCTCTTGCTAAGCTTGCAGCTGAGAAGACAAAGGTTATTAAGAACCCACTGCTCTATAAAAACACAGCAGGTACAATCAACGCAAACTGGACTGAGCGTGAGAACATCTTTGGTGACCTTGACCCAATTATGGCAGCCAATGACTTCTTCGGTCAGTTGCACATCGTAGGTGATGCTGGTGTTGAGTCAATTATGCGCAAGCTTGCTCAGCATGGTTTGTACAACGACGTTAACAAGCAGAACGAGTTTGGTAACAAGATTGTACACTTGACCAACAACATGGCACTTGGTAACAAGAAGTATGCTCAGGGTTATGCTATCAATTCAGGTTCTCTCGGCTTTATGACACGTTTCGAGCGTGACTGCTTGCTTGGTACAGTATCTGGTGATGGCCATGAGTGGGGTATCGCAACTTTGCCACTGTTGAATATTCCTTGTGGTACTTACTTCTACGATTCTGTTGGTGATTACCACGATATCGCAGGTGCAGCTACAGCTGATATGGTTCGTACACGTAAGGAGCACTACGGCTTCGCAGTTGATGTTGCGTTCCTTACTTCTTACAATAGCAATTCTGAGACTTTGGCTAGTCCAATTATTGCTTTTGATATTTCAAGCGAGAATGCTAATTACGCAGTGCCTGTACAGCAGGTTGTTGTTGCTCCTCCAACAGCATAATCTTTCTTTGGGGTGAATATCTAAATATAAATCTAGAAGAAACTAGTAATAGCTTTTAGTTGTTATTAGCTTTGGATGGGTCCAGCGGGAGGACAGACTTAAAAAAGTCTCGTTCTCCCGTTTTTACTTTAAACTGAAATATAATCATGATAAGAGTTGCGGATATACAAGATAAAATGCTCCATCTAGTAGGATGGAAACAGAGTTATGATTTGTCAGATATTATGCTATCTAGCAACATAACTCAGACTGAATCAGGCATGTATTTTCAGCAGATTCATCCTCTTCTTACATTGGATAATTTACGAAGTATAGCTCCTGATTTTCAAAACTACAATTGGCAGGTACATGATGTGAATAAGGCTTATAAATATGGAGAAGTAGTTCGAGTAGATGATTCTCTGTATAAGGCACTTAAAGATGTTCCTGCTGAAACAGATATTCTGGACACTGATTACTGGAGTGAGACAAATCCGTTTTCAGAATGGCTTGAAGAAAAAACTAAGGCTAGTATCGTGAAGCTTGTTAATAAGTTTATCAATACAAAATTAGCTGATAAAGCTACAAAATCTCTTATCGAAAACAAAACACTGTTTGATGGCACTGGTAGGCTTACTAATTTAACAAGTAATCGTAACAAATTTGTCGGATTTGAAATTAATACAATTCGTTCTAAAGGCGTAACTGTCAAAATTGATAAAATCGGACTACAGTTTACAAAACCTGGTAAATATAAAATTTTCATTATGCATTCTAGTAATGATGCTCCAATATATATTATGGAGTTTGAAAGAACTAGAAAAAATGCATCGATGGAATGGTTCACACCGAAGGAAGATATTCTATTGCCTTATGAAAGCATTTATACTGATGCAGGTGGAAGTTGGTACATAGGTTATTTCCAGTCTGACTTACCGGAAGATAGCCAGGCCGTAAACCGTGATAGAGATTGGTCTACTGGACCATGTAGAGCTTGTTCAAGAAGTGAATTTATAGCATGGCAAGCGTGGTCTAAATTTATAGAGATACATCCTTTTTATCTATCCGAAGATGATATTCAGGCTGTGCATTTCAACGACGATTTCAATGAAGATTTTGAAAAGCAGCAAATCCACATGTGGGACCCTGAGATTATGAATTATACATACGATTGTAACTATGGTATTAATCTTGAAGTTTCTGTATACTGTGACTTGACAGACTTTATTATCAAACAGAGAGCTATGTTCCAGGATGTACTTGCTAAGCAAGTAGCCATAGATTTCTTACGAGAATTTGCTTACAATCCAAATGTTAGAACTAATAGACACTCTATTAATGCATCTAAATTGGATATTCTTACAGAATTGGATGGTGATGCTAGTAGCATGAGACAATCTGGGCTTTCATATGAATTGGATATTGCTTTAAAAGCTTTAAGTATTAGTACACAAGGGTTAGATAGGGTGTGTCTGCCATGTGTGAATAACGGAATTAAATACAGGTCTATATAATGGCTGCATCTAAGTATTATGGCTTATCTATTAGAAACTTAGCTTATAGACTAAGAAAGTTTGACGAGGTCCTTGGTAAGGAACTTGTTAAAACTGTACTAGCTCATGAACAAGAAATCATAGAAGCCATTACTGAAGACCAGCTTTACGAAAGAGGAGTAAACGGAGATGATGTTGAGATTATGTCTTACGCTCCGTATGCTCCAAGTACCGTAAAACGAAAAATCAGAAAGGGACAGCCTTACAATAGAGTAACACTCAAAGATACTGGTGAATGGTATAAGTCTTTAAGACTTATATATGATGTTGATGGTTTCTATATAACGAGTACTGATGACAAGAATAAGTATTTAAAAGATAAGTATGGACCAAAAATTCTTAAACTTACAAAAGAGAATTTAAAAAATATCATATACAAATACGTAAGACCAGAATTATCAGTCAAACTTAAAGAATATTTACAGAATGGCACAGAAGAAGAATAACGTAGAACGAGGTATAATTATTCCGATGAAAGAAAATCCAGTACTGCTTGATAAAGTTATACAGGATATTCAGAAAACATTGGGAGAAAAACTTAAATGGCTTGACTATGCTTTTGGCCGTTCTTATAAGTTGGTTGAACACCAGGAAGGCGGCGGAAAATTTATATATCCGGCAGCGTACATTGGAAAATCTGAATATGCTTCTTTGCTTCCAAATGACCAATATGGTAATTTCTGCTGGTTTGATATTTATGATGCTCAGAATATTACTCAAGTAGTTCAATCTACACCTCAGTTTACGTTCTCAGGAGCTATAGTTTTCTGGTTTAATCTAGATACTATTTTTGCCGATAATGATGCTATGTACTCAGAAGAGGTGAAAGATGAAATTATTAGAGTTCTTACTACTCCAGGTCTCATTAAACAGACAGGTAGACTTACAGTCGACAAAGTTTATGAGAGATTTGAGAATATCTATAAAGGGTATTCGCTTGAAAAGATTTATAACAGCTATGTTTACTCTGGTCAAGATATTCAGTCTATGGACAAGTTATTCTTTATGCATCCATATTCTGGATTGAGATTCGAGTTTACAATAACAACAAGAGAATTATGCCAACGTTATATCAAATAATTTTAATTGCTCTATTTTCTACTTTTGTAGAATTGTTTATGAGCAAATCAGGTTTCAGATATTGGCTTAGAGACCAGTGTGACAATATAGATTTTACAATTATAGCTAAAATGCTTGATTGTGACTTTTGTCTAGGTTTCTGGCTTAGTGTTATAATATCGATTGCAATGGTACTGATTACACTTGACCCATCGTATATCTACGTGCCAGTATTTGCAACTCCTATAATAAGATTTTTAGTATGAAAACAATATCCTTAGCTAATAGAACTATAAAGCTGTATGATTCAATTGATGAAATGCCAATTGAAAATTTTCAGCGATATAATAAGTATATTATAATAGATGCTGGACTTGGCTCCGACATAGATTCAGTTGATGAACATATAGTGCAAATTGCAAAGCTTATTAATTCTGGAGACAAGAAAAAAGCTATGCAAGAATTGCAAAATATGAGACAAAACATGCACATGATTGTGAGTGGAATATCTCCAAGGTATATGGCATTTGCGGCTCTCATATATAGTATTGATGGAAAGAAAGTAGAAAGCCAATCAGATACTAGCTTACAAGAGTTATTATCCGATTTAAAGAAAGTGGAACACGGCTCTATTATAGAAGCGTTATTTGAGCTGAAAAAAAAACTTTCGACCGAGTTAGAAACTTATTTTCCAGATAACTTTGATTCGGCAAAAGAGAAAATGATGTATGAAAAGATTAAGCAGAGAACAATCTTGCAGCTAAAAGGTATTATAGAAGACAAAGAATATACCGAAGAGATAGCTGATATAGACTTGTCTCTGCTTAAATCTTATAAGCCTGGAATATTTACTGGTAAAAACTCATTTGAATTAAAATACGACAAACAGTTTGAAAGTTTATGTATGCTAGTTGGCCAAAAAGCTAATTTAAATGCTAAGCAGATGACTGTTCTTCAATTCTATACAACAATTAATAATATAAAGGCTCAGCTTGATGCTGAAGCTAAAGCTTATAAACGAATTAAACATAGATAATTATGGCAGATGACGTAATAAAAGAAAGTGACCTCATACAGTCCGATGGTTCCATAGATAAAATCACCCAATCTTTGGAACTGCTTATAGATAGTTATGGAGAGATGGTTGCTGCTATAAAGAAAGGTTCTTCTGAGATGGTAGAGGCTATAAAGAATATGAGTACTTCTACCAAAGAAGGTCGTGCAGCTTTAGATGATGCAGCTAGAGCAGCCCAAAGATTAGAAAGAGCGCAGAAAGAATATGAGTTTGCTCAGTCTGATATAGGCAAAGAAGTAGCTGACTTGAAATCTAAAACAGCTGCTTTAAATAGAACTACAGCTGAGAGCAAGAAAGCACTCGAGCTACAGGCTGGTTCTTATGAAAGAATTAGAATACATCTCAAGCACCTTATCGATTTATACAAAAACATGTCTGCTGAGCAGAGAGCTTCTAGAGGTGATGATATAATTCGTCAAATCAATGAGCAGAGGTCTAGACTTGCAGCTATGGATGAGCAACTTAAAGCTCATGTTGTGCAAATTTCTAAGGTACAAAAAGCTGAGGAGAAATTAGCGTATTTGCAGTCAGAAGAAGGTCAGCGCTATCTTGAATTGAAAGCTAAGATTCATGAAGTTATGGCAGCTCATACTGCTAATAGAACTCAGGTTGATGCTCTTACACAGGCTCAGAACAGATATAACCAAGCAGCAGACGCTACAAATATACAAGTCAAAGAATTAGATTTGCAAACAAAAGCTCTTAATCAGACTGCTAAGTATCAGGCTCAGATTAATCAGTCTGCTGAAGGCTCTTATAATAGATTAGCAGCTCAGTATGCACTCAACAAGATTAAGTTAAATGCTATGTCAGCCGCTGAGCGTTCAGCTACTGATGCTGGTAAAAAACTTGAACAAGAAACTGCTGCTATATATAAAGAAATGATACGACTCCAGGAAGCCACTGGAAATCACAGACTTAGTGTTGGTAATTATGCTAAGTCATGGGATGGTCTTGGAGTATCTGTATCTCAGGTAGTTCGAGAACTTCCTGCAGCAGCTGTATCTCTTAATACATTCTTTCTTGGTATCTCTAACAACATACCTATTGTAATTGATGAGATTAAGAAAGTAAGAGAACAAAATAAAGCTTTAGCAGCAGAAGGTAAGCCAACAGTATCTGTTACTAAACAAATCGTGTCAGCTTTATTCAGCTGGCAAACAGCTCTTGTAGTAGTATTGTATGCTTTATCAGAGCATGGTAAAGAGATTCTACACTGGATTCAGGTTATGTGGTCAGGTCAAAAGACCGTTGCAGATATGGCCGATGTAGTTGATAGTGTTGATGAGGCTCTGACAAAGAGTACAAAAAGTTTAGGTGAGCAAGTTGCAACTCTTAGAAGATTATCACTTGAATGGAATAACTTAGGTGGAAATCTAAAAAAGCAACAACAGTTTATAAAAGATAATCAGTCTGAATTTAACAAACTTGATGTTTCAATTAATAATGTTAATCAGGCCGAGAATCTTCTTGTCGATAACACCGAAGTATTTATAAAGGCTTTATATGCTCGAGCTAAAGCCACAGCAGCTATGCAAGTAGCTGCTGAATACTATGGCAAAGCTATTGAAAGTCAGTTTGATTTTGAGCAGAACTGGAAAGATAAGCCTCTTCACTGGTGGCAAAAGCTGGCTGCTGGTGGCATAACTGGTCTATTAGGATTTCATGAAGAACGTACTAATGATACTTATAAACATATAAGAGATAAACAAAAAACGAAAGTTGAAAAAGAACAAGAATATAATGAGAATTTTGCTGATAAAGCCGTAAAAATAGCTGAAGAGCAGTATAAAACTATCGATAAAATATATAAGCAATTAGGCTTAGATACAGCCCACAAGAAAGGCAGCACTCGTACACGTACACCTCGCGAGCGTGATTTAACTGATACAATCTGGAGAAATGACCTCACAATTCAGAAGAAATATGAGGCTAGTATCACAGCTTTGCAGCGAGATGAGTTTAAAAAGCGTAAGCAAGAAGCTGTAGATTCTGCCGAGGCTACAATCAGAGAGATGCAGGAGAAGTTCCGTAAAAACGAAGTTTTCTTAGCAGGCAAAAAGGGAAATAAACCACTTACTGATGAGCAAAGACGGCAAGTCCAGAAACAGCAAGAAGAGCTCACAGCTATCATCGAGAATACTCAAAGAAAACTCAATCTTGATTTGCAAGATATTGAGGATGAGCGTCAAATAGATAGTATGACTAAACTTCGTCAAACCATGAAGTTTAGATATGATACTGTTTCAGCTGAGATTGAAAAGGAGAAAAAGCTTAGATTGCAGCAGCTTGATGACCGTGAAGCAGCTTATACTACAAAGGCTGCTACTGTTTCAGAAGATGGTCAGGCAGAAGCTGAAGTTACAGGTCAAGCTACTCCTGAACAGTTGGCAGCTTGGCATCAAGAAAGAGCACAGATTGAAGCAAAATACGACCAGATTATTCTTGACTTGCGTGCTAAAGAGATACAAGAACAGCTGTATCTTGTAAAGAAAGGTACCAGTGAAGAAAGACGGTTACTTCTTGAGCAGGTTGAAAATGCTAGAAAACTAGCTTTGGCCCAAAATAGAGCTAAGCCGGTTGAGCAGCAAGAATCTGAGACCAGTATTAATGCTAAGTTTAATAAACAGAAATTATCTATATCAGGTTCTAATAGACTGCAAAATTTCCAGCAGCAGCAAGCCTTGGCAAAATCTGAATTTGATTTGGCTACGCACACAGCTGATGAGATTAAAGACTATGAGTTGACACAAGAAATTGCTCTGTGGAAAGAAAAGATAAGATTAGCTAAGTCTGGAGCTCTTGACTGGTCACAAGCTCAGATTGACGAAGCCCACAACGTAGTTAAAAAACTTGAAGATGAACAGAAAAAGCTACGTAAAAAGGGTTTGAGTTTGGTTGGCCGCATAGGTAAATACGGCGTTACTGGATTCTTGCTTTCCTATATGGGTTTTGATGATGATGGCATTAAAGCCTGGAATGACACCTGCAGTCAGGTTATTAGCAATCTTCAAGAAATAGCTCAAGCTGAAGTTGATGTTGCACAAGCTGCAGTAGATGCTGCTGAAAAGCGAGTAGAAGCAGCTCAATCAGCTTATGACGCTGAAGTTGAAGGTCGCAACAATGGTTACGCAAACCAAGTTGCAACTAAGAAGAAAGAACTACAGCAAGAGAAGAAGAATATGCAGGAAAAGCAAAAACTTCTCGAACAAGCTCAAAAGCGCCAAGAAGCTATTAATACTGTAACACAGTCTTCTTCTCTTATTACAGCTTCTGCTAATATCTGGTCAGCTATGTCTGGTGTGCCTATTATTGGTCCTGCTCTAGCATTAGCGGCCATTGCAACAATGTGGACAAGCTTTGCAACAGCTAAAGTAAAAGCTAAACAGGCTACAGCTGCAGCAAATCAGGAGTACGGAGAAGGTGGTCTTGAATTCCTAGAAGGCGGTTCACATGCGTCTGGTAATGACATAGATTTGCACCAGAAAAATTCTGAGGGCAAAAATATGCGAGCAGAAGGCGGTGAAGCTATGGCTATTATAAATAAACGCAATACTCGTAAATACAGACGAGTACTTCCTGATATTGTTGACAGCCTGAATAAAGGCACATTTGAGAATAAATTTTCACAAGCCTTTGATAAAGCAGATAGTTTGCAAGCACAGATTATAACTGTACAAACAACTACTGATTTGTCAAATATTGAAAGAGGTGTAGAGGCTATTAAGAAACAGAATTCTGAACGCATTTACCCTCTGGGAGATGGCAGAACTCTTATTATAAAAGGTAACGTGAAAAGATATATTAATAATTAACCCAGCGTTTTACTCTATAATCTCTGGGACTTTGAATTATATTGAATTATAAATTATAAAGATATATAAATTTCAAGGTCCTAGAGATTAAAGTTTAAATCCTATCTAGATTTATAAGCATCATGAACACTAATATATTTTATTTGCTTAAAGGAGAACAGCAAACAGCCGCAAAAGGTCAATACAATACAGTTACTGGAGAATTTGAAAATTCTACAGAAGTAGGTCAATACTGTGTTACATCTTGGTTAACTGACCTGAGACCAAGTAATAGAAAACAAATTCCATTGTGCTCATTATTTCCTCCTGATATAAACCTGAAGCAGATGCGAATTTTTTTCTATGATAAAAATAATAAATATCTAAATTACACTATACTAAATGACGAAAGTTTAGATGAATACCGTGCAATTAATGATAGCGCAAGGCTTAAGGCAGAATACGTAAAATGCGATTTTATACTTGATATTTCAGAAACAGAGTTATCCCAAATGACTCAGTCTGAGATAGATAGCATGCTTACTCATGTTTGGGTTTATGCTGGATTTGAGTTGCAAAATCCTCATTATAGTAAGCTTGAAAGCAAATATAAAAAGGAAACAGGCCAAGTATTTTTTAGAAATTCGCTGGAAGGCTCTATAAAAATATTCGGAACTGACTTTGATTTTATAAATTCTCAGAGCTTAGAAACAAAGTATGTATTAATAGTAACAAATGCAGATGGTAAGGTATTAGCCTTAAATTCATTTGCTAAAACAGACTGCAAACTAGACACTACAAGGCATTCAATAGAGTTGAAATTATCATCTATAGATAGATATTCTAAGCTTATGAATAAGTATGATAATACTTATGATTTAATTAAGCTTTCTCCTGCTATAACGCCTTTAACACTTACAAAGCGCTTGTTATATCAGTTCTATATTCAAGGCACCAATTCTGTATCATGCTATGCTAACGGAACGTATTGGGAACAAGATGTAAACGAGGCAATAGATGATGCAAATGCTTTGAGAAACAAATACTATTTTGCTGAAAATTTTACAAAGCAAGAAATAGTAATAGAAAAAGAGCAATCTGAATATTTTGCCGGAACTTATATAAGAGATGAGAGCTATAATGGCTACAGATGGATTCATACTACTGAAAGTAATCTCGTATTTTGGTTAGACCCACTGTCTGATAGCGAAAAAGCTAACTATAATACGGCCACGTGGCCTTATGGTTCTATATTGAATGCTGCTACTGGTTCTCATCCTACGAATACAACCGGTGAAAGTAGAAATTCTCTATACTGGATAAAATTTAATGATAGGAAAACATTCGGAAGCCAGAATACACCTAATCTTAAATCAAAAAGCGTGTATTGTACAAGCTATGCAGATAAAAAGTTTGATGGCGTGTTTAATTCAGGCAGTGGAGCCGATTATAAACTTAATAAAGTGTTAGACAATACTTATGCTTTTAATTTAAGAGACTGCTTAATTGATTATACTATATGGGGCCGCATATTGGCAGATGTAGATACTGCTATAGAACAATCAACAGGCCAGACTAAAACTCTGTATGACTTGCCAAAAGATGATTTCGTATCAGAACGAGTTAATTACAGAAAATGTATTGGCTTAATAGGACTGCAAGTAAAACAAACAGGCTATACTGTAGACCATCCTACAAAGTATGGAAGAAATGATTATGGAAAATATTTCACTAATAATTTTGTAAATGCATTTACAAAAACTGAGCACATGCCAGTTCCTATTAGTAGAAGTTCATGGGCAAATACGTCTTTGTGGGCAATTATACCAGATACATGGAGTATTTTCGAGAATCAGTTTAGGTCAGAATATATTCTGAAGGACGCTTTTTCATTAGCCGATGTTATAAAAGCATTATTGCATAAAATAGACCCATTAGTAAAATTTGAGGCAACAGCTGAGTACAGTAGATTTTTTTATGAAGGTGACACGTCAACTCCTATTATACCTTTCGATGGTTCTAGAATTGGCTATGTTCCATTTATAGCTCCAAAGTCTAATGTATTAAAAGGCAATTATGACCAAGCTGCTCAAAAAGCAGAAATAACATTTGAACAAGTTATGAATATGCTAAGAGATTGTTTTAGATGCTATTGGTATATAGATAATGACAATCATCTTAGAATTGAACACATTTCTTATTTTATGAAAGGCTTATCATACACAAGCCCAAATATCCAATTGGATTTAACAAAAAAGTATGATAAATTTAACAAGAAAGCAATTCTATATGCACAAGAAGCTACAAGCTACAACAAAGACGACTTAAGTTCTAGATATGAATTTAATTGGATGGATGATTCCACTGATACATTTGATGATATTGAGGTAAATGTTAATTCTGTTTATATTCAGTCTGATAAAACTGAGGAAATAAATTCAGAAGTATTTTCAACTGATATAGACTTAATGCTATATGCTCCTGATAAATTTTCCAATGATGGCTTTGTTTTGATGATGGCTAACAAGGACACAGGAAAGGTTCCTATAGCAGCTGTCTCAGGCTTAAGAGATGATGAATATGCTTATACATACAGTGCTACTCCACAAAACTATTTATGCTCATGGCTATATCTCGCTAGGTACTATATGTTAGATATGCCAGCATATCATATAGAGTATACAAGGGCTCCATTAACTGGTGCTTACAGAGTAACAGGCATAAAGCAGTTTAAGCAGCAAGATATAGAATTCCAAACAAGCAAAAAGATAGATTTAAATAAAGCTATTAAAACGTCAGTCGGAACTGGCATCATAGATTCACTATCAGTGAATATAGATACACAGCTTATAAGCGCTACTCTTGTATATAGCCCACAATAAAGAGTTAAATAATTTTAAAAATTATATATTTTTATATAATATTGAATATTTTTTATTATATTTGCAGTGAATAATAATTTTATTGACAAATCCAATAGTAAAAAGCAACATGGCAAATCCAATATGTATATCGCCTTTGAAGTTCTATGATGACTTCCATAAGCAGAACCGCTATCGCAGTTTTGCTTATGGCCATGTTGCTCCTCTTATTACAAATCCAAATGTAGTTACTCCGTTCTGTATTAACCTTGGAACTACTTATGCAGGTCATAGTCATGATATTGTATCTGTACAGCTTTATGATGCTAATACTAATAAGCTTATCGGAGATTATATGCAGAAGTTTAAAGATGCTGGTATGCGTGTAGAAGAAATTAATGGCTGTGTGATTATTTGGTTTTTAGGCATATTTCCATTATCTGGAGTAATTGACTACGAAGGTCAGTATTATTTGGCTATTAAAGAAGTATTACATAAGTATGTATATTCAGAGGTGTTTTGCTATACAAACAATGTCGATGATTGCATTAAAATTGAATACTGGAATCCAGAATGTAATTTATACGTAGGAGGCAAATATCCTGTATTTCCATCAGAAAAAGCATTTCATTATATTCTATTGCTTAAATCTGAATTGGGCAAACCAGAATATTCATTCGAAGAAGAGGCTACAAAGAGATTAGGCTATTCATTTATTGAAAGCCAAGTTTCTAAGAAAACATATAAGTTCAATACGGTTATTCCTGAATATCTCTGTGACGCTATGAGGATAATTCGTCTATGCAGTCAGAAAAAAATAACTTGTAAAGGTGAAACTTATGATGCTATAACTTTCAATATGGAAGTTGATTGGCAGGAGCAAGGAGATTTAGCTTCAGTAACTTGTGAATTTGATGTAGATAATATAATCACTAACCTTGGTGGCTTCAAGCATGAAGCCGTAGGAGGTGATTTCAACAACGATTATAACAATGACTATGATATTGAATAAAATGTTGCAACATAGAGAGTTAAAAACTTAATTGTTTAATTTAAAATTTGTAGATTATGGCTGATACAATCGAAAAGATTTATTGCACTGATGGTCGCGATAATGATTTAGCAGCGATTTTGGCCGCTACTAAGAACAATGACCCAGCAACCATGATGGCTGCTATGGGAGGTGGTATGAACAACTGGATGAACAATCCTTTTGTTTACCTAGTTTGGATGATGTTTGCTAATCGCATGTGGGGAGGCGAGCAGAATTGTAATCCTGCTATTCAGGCTCAGATTGATTCTCTTCGCAATCAGATGGCAGATAATCAGAACAGTAACTTGCTTATGGATGCAGTTCATGGTAATACAGCGGCTATCACTCAGCTCGCTGGTAACTTGAATTGTGACTTTAATGCACTCAATGGAGCAATTTGTGACGTTCGTGGAGGTGTAGACCGACTTAGTGGTCAGGTAGGCTTCTCTGCAGAGCGTGTAATTAATTCAGTATCTCAGGGCAATTTGCAGATGATTCAGGCTCTTAAGGATTGCTGCTGCCAGACTCAGCAGAGTATCATTAAGATGGGTTACGAAAACCAGCTTTATCCCATCTAAAATGTAAAGCTATGCAGTTTAAAGATATTAAACAAGGTCAACCAGTTTTTATCCTTGATAAGTCTGAAATGACCATTAATCAAGGAAAGGTTATAAATAATGTATACCACGTAGATAGTAACAATGGCTATGGCAGTGTATTTACACAACAGAGCAATACTATTTGCAGAGATGTTACTATTGAAATCGGTGGAAAATCTAGTGTATATGTTATTCCTGAATTGCTAGAAACTACTAAGGCAGGAAATATTGTTCTGTCTACTAGTTCAGAGTCCCTTATTAAAGAGGTTAATGCTATTTGCAATGATGCTAAAGAGAAGCTTGCAAACAGAGATTACTATCAGATGGTAGTAGATAAAACTCCTGAATTGCTTGTTACTCTTAATCCTGCTCTCAAGAAAGAACAAGAAACTGAGACGAGGCTTAAAGCTGTCGAAGGTTCTGTTCAAGAAGTGAAAGACTTAGTTAAAACGTTAGTTGAAAAGCTATCATGAAAAAGATTAAATACATAGTTGTGCATTCATCAGATAATGAAGAGCACAAAATCGAGATTAAAGATAAGTTTTCAAGAACTGCTAATGCAATTATGAATGCGCCAGGCTATCTTGAATATATCAAAAAGCATGGTTACCATTTTACTGACAAACTTGCAGATTACGCAAGCAAGAAAATGGTTAACACATCTGGTAGTGCCCATTCTTGGACTACAGAGCAGTTAAGAAACGTGCTTGGTCCGTTTACTCCAACTCACAATGAGACAAGTGGAGATATGGCATATACTGCTAATATGGCTTATGCTGATTTCTATCCGGCAGTTCTTGACACAGTGGACAAGTGCATAACTTATGCTAAGTTAGTAGCCTCAGACCCTGATGGCTATGAAGGTATGGAATTTATGAGATGGACCAGTGATGCTATTGGTAAATCATTAACATTAAACTGGGAGGACTTCATCTAATGGCAAGGACATTTGAATTTGAACAGATTAGGCTGATTATTATTTCTGCTTTTAGCTCTCTGTTGGCTATACTAACACCAACAGAGGGCTTTGTGGTAGCTCTTATTATTGGCTTTGGATTTAACATCTTCTGTGGAATGAGAGCCGATGGCATATCTATAACAAGATGCAAAAATTTCTCGTGGAATAAAGCCCAGAAAGCTATATTCGAATTGGCATTATATTTCACAATCATATATGTTATTTATAGTATCGTGTATGCTTGTGGAGATAAAAAAGAAGCAATATTTGCTGCAAAGATTTTAACATATATTTTCGATTATGCTTATGTTTGCAATGGCTTTAAAAACCTTATCATAGCATATCCAAAGAATGTTATTTTCAGAGTGATTTATCACTTAATAAGATTTGAAATTATGAAAGCTTTGCCAGGTTACTGGAAGCCTATTATAGATAGATTAAACAACGAGTTTGATAAACAAGATAATAAATCATTTGGAAACATGAAACGAGAAGAATGATTTTAAACAAAATATAAAGTTATGGACAAAATTCTCATGGTGTTGCTCAATTTATGGAGCAAAGGCTATACACTTAATAGCCAAACTATATGGGATAGTATTAAATTAATGAAATTATGGCTTACGAAAATTTAAAAACTGCTATTAAGCAGGCTATAAAACAGAATGGCAACCAAGAGATTACTGGCAATTTACTCCAGAGTACTCTCCTCAATATTGTAAATACTATAGGAGCTGATTACAAGTTCCTAGGTTTCACTACACCATCTACTGTTCCACCTACTAGTGAGGAAGGTAGATTATCCTATTTCGCATCAGTAGCTGGTGAGTATGTTAACTTTCCTACTACTGGTGAAAATACTCACATTGTTATTGGAGAAGGATTGTATTTGTTTACAAAAGAGGCTAATAGTGAATATTGGAAAGCAAATGCTTTGGTTGATATTGTTCAAGAATCAGGTGAAGCAGAAGATAAAGTTATGTCTCAGAAGGCTCTAACAGACTTGAGCCTTCTTGGTAATATTTCTTTAACTACTATAGACACTAGCTTATACCCTTTGAAAGATGGGTATGTTAATAACAAATTAAAATTTAACCCATATAATGGGTGTAAAAGTATGACTAAAGGTCCTTCAGTAAAAAAGGGTGATATAGTATTAATTTATCATAAACCTTATAAAGATGTTACATCAGCTAGTTTGCTTGACAAGACAACTAATGAATATAGCAAACTTGACTTCTTAATTCCTTCGCAAATTGTTGGTACTAAATTTGTGTTATCATTTGGAATGGTAAATAAAGATAGTACATTGATACTTTCATCTAGGATAGAAGATATAGAAAAGATTAAATATGCAATAATAGAAACGTCTTCACAAAATTATTATTGCATATTAAATCAAATTGCACAAGTTTTAAATCCTCTACAATATAAAGTAAGTAATATGGATTTACTTGGTTCACTCGTATTTAAAAAACCAGACCTATCAAAAAGAATTGATGGGTTTATAAGATACAATTTTAATTATGACTCATGGGCTGACGGCAATATATACAAAGATATAGAAGATGTTAAAGAAGGCGATGTAATTATAGTTAAGAATGTTTACAATAATGCTTTAGAGCCTGCGGCATTATCATCTAGTGACCCTAACAAATTTATAAGTTTGTACCCAAAATCTTTTAAGAATTTTTCGGTGTATAGTAAAATAGATTATACTGTATCTATTTATCTTGTTCCTCAAGATGGAAAATTGTGTTTATCTTGTGTAAAGGGTAGTGAAGATGATAAATTAGAATATATCGTCATAAAAAAAGAATACAATAATATTTTTGGAGCAATACTGAACGAAGTTAATAAAATAAACAATACAACCAGTAATGTATATTTTACTAATGTATCTCATATAAATGGTTATTTGCAGAAGAGAGATGGCGCTATTTTGACAGACCCATCAGGAAATATTAAAAGCGTAATCACTGATTATGTTCCAGTTTCAGAAAATCAGAAGTTCAAATATATTGGTCATGCTGCTTTTGAAACAGCAAGTGTATGCTATTATAATTCTCGAAAAAGCTTTATAAAAGCAGAACAATTTGATAAAGAAGGTATTATAATCATACCTAGTGGTACTGCTTATGTTCGCTTTGCTTCTTATTCTGATACATCTGATGCTCCAAAATTGATAATATTTCCTTTAAATACTGGAAACATAAATAATGAGATTATTAAATATATATATGATAATGTTGTAAATTTGTATGGTACAGTAGATTGTCTTTCTCTTACTAATGTATCTTATATAAATGGTTATTTGCAGAAGAGAGATGGCGCTATTTTGACAGACCCATCAGGAAATATTAAAAGCGTAATCACTGATTATGTTCCAGTTTCAGAAAATCAGAAGTTCAAATATATTGGTCATGCTGCTTTTGAAACAGCAAGTGTATGCTATTATAATTCTCGAAAAAGCTTTATAAAAGCAGAACAATTTGATAAAGAAGGTATTATAATCATACCTAGTGGTACTGCTTATGTTCGCTTTGCTTCTTATTCTGAAACATCTGTAGACCCAAAATTAGTATTGTATTCTATTGGTTTTGGAAATGTAAATGATGAAGCTGTCAAAAGCATTATAGAAGAGGAAAAAGTTGATGTTCTATCAAATAAAGTTTGGGTAGCTTGTGGAGATAGCTTTACGGAAGGAGTAGAAGATTATATATTTGAAGACCAGCCTTATAAAGGAAAGAAAAAAGCTTATCCATTCTATATCGGTAGAAGAAATAAACAATTAACAGTGATAAATGAAGCAAAATCTGGTTCAACAATTTCAGAAACTAGTAATAAAAATCTCTCATTCTCTTATGAAAGATACAAAAACATAAGAAAAGATGCAGACTATATAACATTATGGTTTGGTATAAATGATTCCTATGCAGTAGAAATTGGAACGATTGAAGACAATACCACAGCCACTTATTATGGTGCTTGGAATGTTGTGCTATCATACTTAATAGAAAACCATCCAGGTGCAAAAATTGGAATAGTGATTTCAAATGCGATGAAATCAAGTGTGGCTAAAGAATTTGCACTTGCCACAATCAATGTGGCAAAAAAATTCGGAATACCATATCTTGACTTATTAAGTGATGATAATATTCCGTATTTTCTGCACCAGAGAGGTGGAACTAAAGAAAATACTGTTTCTAGTATTGTTAAAAATATGAGAAATAATTATTATGCAGTTTCTATTAGTAATGAACACCCAAATTATAAAGCACATTTGTTCGAAAGCACTATAATAGAAAATTGGTTAAGAAGTCTGTAAATTATGAATAAAAAACAGTGTGATATTTTTCAGGCTATGATAATAGCGTTAGTATTTTGGAGTTTAGGTAATAAAGTATTTTAATTATGAGACAGATAAATTATATTATCATTCACTGCTCAGCCACTAAGGCTGGGCGTGATTTTCATGCCAAAGATATAGACAAATGGCATAGAGAACGTGGTTTTGATGAAATCGGCTATAATGTAGTAGTTGATTTGGATGGTACAGTAGAGCCTGGTCGCTCAGAGGCAAAACCAGGAGCTCATTGTAAAGGACACAATTCAGATTCTATCGGTATCTGTTATATCGGTGGACTTGATGAAGATGGAAATCCAGCAGATACAAGAACTGAATTGCAGAAAGCAGCACTAGCTGGACTTGTTGCCGGTTATAAGCAGAGATTTCCAAATGCTAAAGTGGTAGGTCATCGTGATATGCATAATGTGCATAAAGCCTGTCCTTGCTTTAATGCCAAGGAGGAGTACAAAAATATTTAAAATTATCCCAGGTACTCCCTATTTTTAACAGAAATTATCCACTATATTTAGGTTATAAAGTTATCACCTTTATATAGTGGATTTCACTCTCTTTATTTATTTAATTATGGCTAGAATTATGAAGCAACTGAATTTTTATAGTATACTTTCACAATTTTTATTCCTGGTTCTCTTGGGGGCTTTTTTGTATATTTGGCACCAAGGAAAACAGCATAAAGCTTGTGAAATTGCGTACCAGAATAGTATATCAGTGAGTATGGATTCACTGCATAAATACAAAGTGGCCGACAGCCTAAACGCAGTTCATATTTCAAATATAGAATTGTCTTTAAAGCAATATAAGCAATTAAGAGCTGACGATGCTAAGTTAATTAAGCAGCTTAAAGCTTATAAACTTACTGCCGTAGTAAATCCTGAAACTATTATCAAATACAAGATAAAAACGCAGCTAAAAGATTCTATAATATACAGAGATACAGTAAAGGCTATTAACTATCATGATTCCTGGAATTCAGTAACAGGATATTTTACAAGAGATTCGGCAAATCTAAATATACAGTCTAAAGATGAGCTCTTAATTACAAAGTCTATAGAACGAAAAAGATTTTTGGGCATTAAGCTTAGTCCTAGATGGTTTGGTTATCGCAATTTGCAACTCAATATAGTTAGTAAAAATCCAAAATGTGATATCAGCAATATAGAGTATATAGAGCTAAAGTAAAAATATTTAACAAGGTAACAATTCGTGAACTATTCGTGAACGTTATAGGGTAACACCTAACCTATTGAAAATCAATCACTTATACAAAAAGTTACCCAAGTTACCCTATAATCTATATAGTCCAAATGAATTTTTTTAAAAAATATATACTATAGCCGTAGTATATGTTTTTTAAAAATATCCCTATAAGTTATAGAAAAGGTCCGTGCTCCGGACACTTTTTATATAAGTACTTGATTTTCAATAGGTTAGGTGGTTACGTAAATATTTTTTATTTGGTGAACGTCACCTATCTGATAAATTCATAAGATTTATGTAATATAGAATTGTGTTACGCGTACGCGCATATATACGCATACATTATATAATATTTATAGGCTCAAGTGTTAACAATAGTTAAAAAATTTTTTGTTAACTTCTTTTAACATAAAAAATTTTTTTATATGAAGAATTTTTGTTACTTTTGCAAATGAAAATAATAAAGAACATAACTTCATATTTACATGGAAAAATTTAACATAAATAAAATTATGAGCCAATATGGCTTACAGGAGCAAGAGGTTGCAAATCTCTTATGGCCGATGGTAAAATATCCTGAGCTTGGTTTCAAGCGAGTATTAAGAGGTGAAACTTATCTCGATTCTGCTCAGATATGTGCCTTGGCAAATTATTTGCAAGTACCAGTTTCAGAACTCTTTACAGTCGAAGATACTGACTGGCATGCTATATCTAAAGATAAGCGAACAATCTTTACGAAAGGTGACTACAAAGTTATAGTCGGAAGAGATTTATTCTCAGTATCGATTTGGCACAAGAATGATAATTTCTACAATTCTACTGCAACTATAGGTTTTATGGAAGTTAGCAGATTTCTTAAACAAATTGATGATATTATCAGAGACCACGAACAAGAATTGTTAAACAAATAAATTTTTAGATTATGGACAATATTAAGATTTCAGTAGATGTTAATGTACATCTCTCAGAGAAGACAGAGAATTTTATTTCTAATTTGGTAAGTAAGTTTATTTCAGCTCCGACAGTCCCAGCTCCTGTTATTTTAGGAGCAGCTCCAGCAGCTCCAGCAGCTCCAGCAGCTCCAGCAGCTCCAGCAGCTCCAGCAGCTCCAGCTCTTACAATCGATGATGTGCGCAAGGTAGTTGCTTCTAAGGCTGCTGCTCATCGCGATGAGGTTAAGGCTAAGCTCACAGAGCTTGGTGCTAAGAATGTTACTACTCTTGACCCTGATAAATATCAGGAGTTGGTTGATTACCTTAATACTCTTGCATAATGGGTAGGTCACAGAAAAAGCGTCTATTGGCAGCCTCAGAACGCTTTAGACGAAATTATTTTTATTATTTCGGCATATCAAGAACTAATGCAGACGGAGTAACATTTACTGCTATGCATATTGAGCCGCGTATTCCTAATCACAAAAGAACATGGATGTAAATAACGGACAAGACCATCACGAGAGAAGCCACGCGCTTCTCTCGCCTTCAGGAGCTCATAGATGGTTGAACTGCACTCCATCTGCTCGCTTGGAGGAAAAAATGCCACCAAAACCAACTTCTGTTTATGCTGAAGAAGGTACATTGGCACATGAATTGGCAGAGTTATTTATCTGCCATGATACTCTATGTACACTATCTGACGACGAATTCTCAGATAAGTATGAAGTCATAATGAGCAATAAGCTCTTCAACGAGGAGATGCTCGATATGGTTCCAATTTATACTGACTATTGTACAGAAGAATATAAAGCAGCTAAAGCTTCAAACCCATCTGCAGAAATGTTTATCGAGTCTACACTTGATATTTCAGAGTATGTACCAGAAAGTTTTGGTTCTGCAGACTGTACTATCGTCAATGATTCAGTTATGGAGGTAGTCGACCTTAAGTATGGTAAGGGAATTCCAGTATCGGCTGAGTGGAATGTACAAGAAATGCTTTATGCATTAGGCATGCTAGCTAAGTTTGATATGCTGTACGATATTGAAACTGTAAAGCTCACTATTGTTCAGCCTCGCTTGAATAACATATCATCTTGGAGTATCTCTGTAAAAGACCTAATGGATTGGGCAACAAATGAGCTCAAGCCAAAAGCTAAAATGGCTTTTAACGGTGAAGGAGAACTCTCATCAGGTGGATGGTGTAGATTCTGTGCAGTTAAGAACAGATGTAAAGCACTCTACGATAAGCAGTTAGAGTTGGCAAAATATGATTTTGCCTCTCCTGAATTGTTGACAGATGAGCAAATTGCAGATATTCTTTCAAGAATTCCACAACTCGTAGAATGGGCAGATTCTGTAAAGGACTATGCGTTAGACCTTGCAGTAAATGAGAATAAACACTGGCCAGGCTTTAAGGTTGTAGAAGGAGTATCTAGACGTAAATGGATTGACGACGAGGATAAAATCTGCAATGTTATTTATGAGAAGTTCCCAACTGCAACTGAAGATGATTTGTTTGATATGAAGCTTAAGCCTATTACTTCTATTGAGAGGCAATTTGGCAAAAAGGCAGTTGCTGAAGCACTATCAGATGTTATCATAAAGCCAGCAGGTAAACCAACACTAGTATCTGAAGACGACAAGAGACCAGCTCTTGGAACTGAAGATGCAGTTAATGATTTTAAGTAGTGAGTTTATTAATAAGTGTAGCTATTTTTATAGCAGCTATTAAGTTATAATATAATAGATTTAATTCATAATTATGACAAAGAAATATCCAGGCTCTGCGCTATATAACGATGCAAATTCTACAGTAGTAGAGTTCGGTATGGCGCTTCAGAATTATCGTAAATTCTCTCACAAGAGAACAAACAAGTAGTATTAATTTTTAAAACACATTATAGTATGGAAAATTCAACTAAAGTAGTAACAGGTAAAGTTCGTTTTTGTTTTTGTCACGTGTTTGAGCCTTCAGCAATGGAGGGCCAGCCAGAAGAGTCAGCTAAGTACTCAGTTTGTGTAATCATTCCTAAGAGCGATACTCAGACTATCGAGAAGATTAAGAAGGCTATTGAGGCTGCTAAGACTGCTGGCAAGTCTAAACTTGCTGACAAGAATGGCAAGATTCCTGTAAATATCAAGTTGCCACTTCGTGATGGTGACGAAGAGCGCTCAGATGATGATGCATTTGCAGATTCTTACTTCCTCAATGCCACTTCTAATCGTAAGCCTACTATTGTAGACCGTAATCTTGACCCTATCATGGATAAGGACGAGTTCTACTCTGGTGTGTACGGCCGTATATCTCTTAACATGTTTGCATTCAACACCTCTGGTAATAAAGGCATTGCAGCCGGTCTTCAGAACTTGCAGAAGCTTGAAGACGGTGAGATGCTTGCAGGTGGTTCTACTGCTAACGAGGACTTCGGTGGCGACAATGCCTGGGATGACGACTTGATGTAGTCTTTCATTTCTTATATTCTTATCAAACGGAAAGGTATATGGTATAGAACATAGGTCCTTGATACCTGGGCGCTATGTCAGCAGAGGTTCGATTCCTCTGCTACCTTCTATTTATTAATTTTAAAGTTGTAAGAATATGGTACAAGAAGTTATAGACAAAAATTCTGGGCAGGTCTTATTCCAAGGAACTGTTGAGGAGTGTAGAGATTATATTATTAAGTCAAATAACGAATTTGCTACTTTGCGATGAAAGAATTTGATAGAGAATTATTTATCGATATTGAAACATACTCATCAGTTGATATTAAAGAGTGTGGAGCCTATAAGTATATAGCATCTCCAGACTTTGAAATATTGATTTGCGGCTATGCTTTCGGCGATGACGATGTTGTTACAGTAGACTTAGCATCAGGTGATAAGTGGCCAGAGGAGCTCCTTGAGGCGCTTAAAGACCCTAAATGCCTTAAGATTGCTCATAATGCTGTATTTGAGCGTACAGCTTTTAACAGAGTAGGAATTCATACTGAAACAGATGAATGGTATTGTACGTTAGTTAAATCAGCTTATTGTGGCTTACCATTATCATTGGATGCTGTATCTAAGCAGCTTAATCTTCAAGACAAGAAACTTGAGACTGGTAAAGCTCTTATTAAATATTTCAGTTGTCCATGTAAACCTACTAAGATTAATGGTGGCCGTACTCGCAATATGCCAGAAGATGCTCCAGCTAAATGGGCAGAATACAAGCTCTATAATATTTATGATGTGCTTTCAGAAAGAGAGATATATCGTAAATTAGAGAAGTTTGAGATTCCAGAAATAGAACGCCAGCTGTATGTTACAGACCAGAATATCAATGATAGAGGTATTATGATTGATAGAGAATTAGCAAGTTCTGCAACTTATTGTGACTTGGAATATTCTAAGTATCTTATGGAACAGGCTAAAAGCATAACTCATCTTGAAAATCCAAAATCGCCTCTTCAGATTAAAAAGTGGATAAAGGCAAGAACCGGTATTACTGTAGATTCACTTACAAAAGTAGAAATGCCTACTGTTCTTGAAAAAGTTAAAGACTATCCAGAAGTACTTGAAGCTCTTGATATTTATCAGAAGCTAAGCAAAACATCTGTAAAGAAGTATTACAAGATGATTTCTTGTGCTACACCAGATGACCGTGTGCGCGGCACCTTTCAGTTTTATGGAGCAAATAGAACAGGCCGTTGGGCTGGTAGACTTTTACAATTGCAAAACCTCAGTAAGAACCACTTTGATGACATTGATACACCTCGTGAACTTATTCGTAAACGCGATTGGGAAGCTTGCGACATGATGTATGGCAATGTGGCCGATGTTTTGTCACAATTGGTTCGTACAGCACTTATAGCTCCAAAGGGATATACGTTCTCAGTAGCAGACTTTTCAGCAATTGAGGCTCGAGTAGTTTCATGGCTTGCTAATGAAAAATGGCGAATGGATGTATTCCACGGCGATGGTAAGATTTATGAGGCTACTGGTTCTAAGATGTTCGGCGTACCAATCTCAGCTATCACCAAAGGTTCTGTTTTACGCGATAAGAGTAAAATATCTGAATTGGCATTAGGATATGGCGGTTCACTTGGTGCTCTTGAAAGAATGGGTGGCGAAAAGATGGGACTCACTGATTCAGAAATGATGGATATGGTTAAGAAGTGGAGAGCTGCAAATCCTAAGATTGTTGCTCTATGGAATGAACTTGAGAAATCAGCTCATGAAGCAGTTAAGTATCAAAGACCAGTTAGATGTACTTGTCGTAATATTATTTTCGATTGTGATGGTGAGTATCTTACAGCGAGATTGCCTTCTGGCAGACAGTTGTTCTATGTTCATCCTCATTTCAAAAATAAGACTATTGGTCGTTCTACTCGTCCAGTTCAGGTTCTTATGTATGAAGGACAGATTCAGACTACAGGCCAGTGGGGTGAAATGGACACTTATGGTGGAAAGCTTTGCGAGAATATGGTACAGGCCATAGCTCGAGATTTACTTGGATATTCTCTTATGCAAGTAGAGAAAGCTGGATTTAAAGTAGACTTCCATGTACACGATGAGATGATAGCAGAGATTCCTAAGGATGGAAATGAGAAAGACAGATATGACCTTATGGTACGTATCATGTCAACTCCTCCAGACTGGGCTTCAGATTTACCTCTTCGTGCTGATGGATATATAACCGACTACTATCGCAAAGATTAAAGCCTATGAATGCAAAATGTGATTATTGTGATTGTAAGGCTGTAGTTCATAAAGATATTGGTTATTTATGTTCAAAACATTATATGCAATACTACAGGCACGGAAAAATATTCAAATTTACAGTCAGAGATAAAAACGAGATATTATTCTATAATAGTTATGCTGAAATAGTTATTAGAAATATTAAGTCTGAGGAAATATGCCGAGTAAAGGTAGACTTAGATGATGTAGACAAAATAAAGGATAAAACCTGGAGTTTACAAGCTAATAATTATATAGCTCACGGAGCTCCACTTTTATATTTACATAGATTTATTCTAAATGCTAAATCAGACGAAGAAGTCGACCATATAAACGGAGACAAGCTGGATAATAGAAAATGCAATCTCAGAATTGTTACTCATGCGCAAAATATGTTTAATCAAAATAAGTTACGTGCATCTAACTCGACAGGATGTATAGGTGTACGAGTTTATTCAGCGACTGGAAAATATATTGCAAGAATAACAGTAAACAAAAAGATTATTCATCTCGGATATTTCTCAGATTTAAAAGAAGCAATTAAAGCGAGAATTAAAGCTGAGAAGCAATATTTTGGAAAATTCATGGGAGCAAATAAAAAGTTTGAATATCTTATAAATGAATAAACAATGCTTAAATATAAATATGTAATTGATAGTGGAAACTTTTCAAGTATAGAGGCCTTTCAAGAATATTTGAATAGAATGGGAAAGAAAGGCTATGAGCTAATTCAGTGGCAATTAGTGAATGCTAGTTTCATAACATGTAATAGCATGATTCAGCCTTTTAGTAATGCATTACCAATAATTATAACTTGGAAAATAGAGGACCATGATTCATGATGGCATAATAGATATAGCTACAGGTTTAAGTGCTTCTACAAAAAAGTGGAAGAACAAGAAAGTAAAGTGGAGCAAATTAATAGACAAACTTTCTAAGCCCGTAGTTACCAATGAAACCCATGCTCAATTCATGGCTGCTAACAAAGCTGACCAATCTAAAATCAAGGATGTGGGAGGCTTTGTTGGTGGCTATCTTGACAAGGGTATACGTAAGAAAGCATCTGTATCATACAGACAATTAATTTGTCTTGATATAGACTTTTCTTATGCTGATTTTTGGTGGGATTTTACGTTGCAATATGGCTGCGCAGCTGCTATATATTCAACACATAAATCTACACAGAGTAAACCTCGTCACAGACTGCTTATACCTATTAATAGAGAGGTATCTGTTGACGAATATCAGGCTATATCCAGACGTATAGCCGGTAACTTAAATATAGAATTGTTCGACCAATCTACATTTGAGCCAGAAAGACTTATGTTTTGGCCGAGTGTATCATCTGATATAGAATATTATTTCGAATATCAAGATGGAGAATGGCTTGACGCTGATGCAGTTCTTGAAACATACGATGACTGGAGGAATACATCTGAATGGCCATCTAGTAGTAAAATATCTGAAGGTCTATTGTCTGATATTAAAAAGCAAGAAGACCCAGAAGAAAAGTCAGGCATAATTGGAACGTTCTGTAGAACATACTCAATTCAAGATGCTATTAGCACCTTTCTCAGTGACATATATGAAGAAGCAGGTGAAGACCGATATACCTATAAATTAGGTTCTACGACTGGAGGTCTTATCGTCTATAATGATAAATTTGCTTTTTCGCATCATGGAACAGACCCAGCGAGTGGAAGACTGTGCAACGCATTTGATTTGGTCAGAATACACAAATTTGGACATCTTGACTCTGGACCTGATTCAAAGGTTTCTCAGCAAAAGATGGAAGAATTTGCTACGACTTGTACAGAAGTTAAAAAGAAAATAGCTGAAGAGAATTTAGAGCATGCAAAATTAGATTTTGATGGGTTAGATGCTGCTAATGAGGATAATGCTGACGATGATTCTTATGATGATTCATGGCTTTCACAACTCAAAGCTAATAAGAAAGGCGAATATGACAGTGATTCTAACAATCTTAATCTTGTTTTGCAGAATGACAAATATCTTAGAGGTGCATTTAGACTGAATGAGTTTGACAGCAAAACATATATAATAAGGTCTATGCCCTGGCGTAAGGTAGATTCTCCAGAACCTGTAAAAAATGTAGATTACTCAGGCATTCGTAATTACATAGAGTGCGTATACAACATGGTATCTGTATCAAAAATTGATGATGCTGTGATGCTTGCTGCCCAAAAGAAATCATTTCATCCAGTAAGAGACTATCTGAAATCTCTTTCATGGGACGGCGTAAACAGAATTGATACACTTCTTATCGATTATTTCGGAGCCGAAGATACTAAATATACAAGAGCTACTATTCGCAAAGCCTTATGCGCTGCCGTAGCTAGGATATTCAATCCTGGAATAAAATATGATATGGTTCTTGTGTTAGTTGGAGCTCAGGCTACATATAAATCTACATTCATACGTAAACTCGGCAAGGACTGGTTTAGCGATTCATTCAATACATTTCAAGGTAAAGAAGCTTATGAGCAGTTACAAGGCGCATGGCTTATTGAAATGGCTGAATTATCAGGTCTAAAGAAAGCAGAAGTTGAAACTGTAAAGCAGTTTATAACTAAAACAGAAGATATGTTTAGACCTGCTTACGGTAGAACTGTAGAGACTTATAAACGCCAGTGCGTGTTCTTTGGAACTACGAATGATATGGAGTTTTTACGTGATTCTACAGGTAATCGCAGATTCAATCCTATTGAAGTTCGTCCTAAATTTGCGACAAAAATAGTGGCCAAGGACTTAACTGACGATATTATAGACCAAATTTGGGCTGAAGCTGTTCAGATGTATCAGAATGGCGAAAAACTATATTTCTCAGAAGAGGAGAATGAGCTTGCAAAGAAAAGTCAGCAAAGTCACTCTGTAACTGACGACAGAACTGGAATAATCGAAGAATATCTCAACATGAAGTTTCCTTCTAGCTGGGGTAAAAAAGATTTATTTGAACGTCAGCAGTGGTTAAATGACCCACTAGCTGAAAAGGGAACAGAGTACAAAGAGTTTGTTTGCTCTTACGAGATATGGTGTGAATGCTTAGGTGAAGAACGTAAGAATTTTAATTCTTACAGTACTCGCGAAATAAACAACATAATGAAGGCCCTCCCAGGTTGGGAATATGTTGGTTCTAAGAGAAAATCATTTGGCAAGATTTATGGTAAGCAGAAGTACTATAAGCGCATAAAGCCAGTTCAAGAAGACCCTGTAGCAAAAGCTATGAGAGAACTTGAAGAGCTTTTAGGCGATAAGCCTACCGATGATGAAATCAAAGCAATGTTAGGAGATTTATATTAAGATTATGGATGAAAATACTAAAAAAGACTTAGCAAGAAAGCTAAAAGGCGCATTCAATATTGCTGAAACTCGAGCTAAACGAGTACAGGAAATAAGAAAAGCGAAAGCTGAAGCTGGTCCTGCAAAAGATGACCCAGATAAACCAAACTATAAGAAGTACAAATTCAAGAATGACCTCAAAACGAAGACACATCGTATAATAAAAGGCATGAAACTGCACTTTAAAAATGGCGAATGGGCGTCATATAAACTTGGCAAAATTGACACTGTTGTTGGAAGAGCTAGATATGGAGCTCTATCTTTTGAAGGATTTAAGAAGCAGATATTCAGGTCTTTCAAAGATAGATTATATACTCCAGATGTAGACAAGGACATCGAGTTGGATTATACAGAAGAAGAAAAATGTTCTTCAGTAGGAGGTTCTGGATTCCATGAAAGAAAGTGAAAAAGTAGTTGAGCGAAAGCTTGTTGAGCTTTGTAAACTGAATGGTGGTATGTGCATAAAGCTATTAAGTTTCCATATAAATGGATTGCCTGATAGAATGTGCTTATTTAAGCCTGCAAAAGTTATATTTGTAGAGCTTAAAACAACAAATCAAAAGCCACGACCACTTCAGTTAGCAATGCACGACAAGCTTCGCAAACTCGGCTTTAGAGTTGAAGTAATTGATACTGTAGAGCAGGTTGTCAACTTAATAGAAGATATAATGACATGTTAAAAGAAACAGATTTACATGAATATCAGAAAAAGGCAGTTGAGCATATAATTACTCATAATTACTGTGGTTTATTTCTGGAAATGGGATTAGGCAAAACAGTCTCAACTTTAACAGCAGTAGAGAAGTTAATGTACGATTACCTTGAAGTAAATTCAGTTTTGGTAATTGCTCCTAAGCGAGTAGCTGAAACTGTTTGGGCAGAAGAGGCACAAAATTGGGAGCACTTACAACATCTTACATTTTCTAAGATTATTGGAACAGAAAGACAGAGATTAGAAGCTTTTCATAAGAAAGCTGACATTCACATAATTTCTCGTGATAATATAGCATGGCTATGCGGTATATGTGCTTCAAATTTGCCATACGATATGCTTGTGATTGATGAGCTTAGTAGCTTTAAAAATCATCAGTCGCAAAGATTTAAAGCATTAAGATTAGCCAGACCGTGGATAAAGCGAGTAGTAGGTTTAACTGGAACACCTGCTCCAAATGGCTTAATAGATTTGTGGCCACAGATTTACCTAATGGATAGAGGTGAAAGACTTGGTAAAACTATTACTAAGTATAGAAGCACGTACTTTACTCCAGGTAGGTCTAATGGTTACGTAGTTTATAATTATAATTTACAAGGAGGTGCAGAACAAGCAATACGAAATAAAATAGGTGATATATGTATAAGTATGCAGGCTCAGGACTATCTTCACATGCCTATGCTTACAAACAACTATGTTAAGCTTAAAATGCCTAAAGACATATTAGATGCATATCATAAGTTTGAAAAAGATAGTATTATGAAGCTTATAAACTTGGATAATGAAGTCGAAATCACAGCTTTAAATGCTGCTGGTTTGTCTAATAAACTTCTTCAATTTGCAAACGGCGCAATATATGATGAAGATAAAAATGTATATCCAATTCATGATATTAAGCTAGAAGCATTAGAAGAAATAGTAGAAGAAGCATGCGGAAAGTCAGTTCTTGTTGCATGGACTTATCAATTTGACAGAGACCGAATTATGAAGTATCTTAGCAAATATAAGCCCAGAGAGCTTAAAACAGCTAAAGATATACAAGACTGGAATGATGGCAAAGTTCAACTTATGTTGGCTCATCCTGCTTCAGCCGGCCACGGTCTTAACCTTCAAGCCGGAGGCAATATAATCGTTTGGTTCGGTTTAACCTGGTCACTTGAATTGTATCAGCAGTTTAATGCCAGACTTTACCGTCAAGGCCAAAAGCAAGGTGTTATTATTCATCACCTATATATGGCTCAGACTCATGATGAGGATGTTATATTAGCATTGAAGAATAAAGACAGAGTGCAGATGAGCTTGATGAATAGCATCAAAGCTAAAATCGACAATTATATTAAAAATAATTAAAAATATATTTATGAATAATAAATAAGTTAATAAAATTTAAAATATTTTTTTAATTCAAATATTATTATTAATTTTGCAATATAAAAATAAAGATTATGAATATCTTGGAAAGAGCAGACAAAATTGTCAACCATCGCTCAGAAGAAAAAGAGCGTATGTATGGACCATTCTCAGAAAGTATGGAAAGAGCAGCAGCTGTTTACAATGCTGCCTCTCCAAAAAATGAGCAGATTTCAGTTGAGGGCATGTACAGAGCTATGATTGCTCTTAAGCTTTCAAGAGAAGCCTATTCACACAGAGAGGATAATCTCCTTGATGCCGCTGCTTATATAGGTGCTCTAAATAATTACGTTGAAGCAAAAACAGATAAAGAAATAAATAACGATTAAAATTAAATGTTATGGTAGAAGAAGTTATTCAGCCAGTAAAACGTGGTAGAGGTCGCCCACGTAAAAATCCAGGCGACCCAACTCAGTCTTATGCTCGTAAAAATTCAGCCAATCCATTAGCTGATAACCATGAGTACTTTAAGCATTTGCCAGATAGAAATCTTAGCGTAAGCGAAGAGAACTTGCAGATGTTCTTCGAGACTATGTATGAGCGACAGATGATTTGGAAGCGCCGATTCATTGACAAGATTCAGGCTCCATGGACAGATGACCCTATTTTCCAGGAAAATAAATTTCCTAATTTGTATCGTGAGCTTGACCGCAGTTCTTGGTGGCTTATCTCTAACATCATTATGGATGATAGCCTGTCACTCAAGAATAAAGTTTGGAAGTGTATCGTTTACAGATTGTTTAATTCTCCAGACTTTTTCGAGTTCTTGGCTTCTATTACAGACTGGAAAGGCGGAATTCCTGATTATGAAAAGTTTAAGGAACAGCAACCTAAGTTCATAACAATCGCCAAGACACTTCAGAATATGGGAGCTAAGCCATTTACTGATGCTTACATCATTAGTTCATCTTTTGCTGCTAAGACTGGTAAAAATAGAGCAGAAGCTTATGCCGATACATCATTATCTGAATTGTGGGGAGCTATAGATATTATTATTGATACAGTTCTCATCGCCGAGTCTACAAAGGATATTATTGATGTTTTGTCAGCTATTCCTGGAGTTCAGAAGTTTATTGCAAATGAGCTGATGCAGGATATGATTTACATCAATAGATTCTCTAAAGAGGACTTTATCCCATTTGATGTAAATGAACTTACAAATGTTGGCCCTGGTTCACTTCTTGGCTTACGTATCTTGTTCCCTAACAGAGTTATTAACTCTCAGCGCGTAGCAGGTATGAAGGAACTTCTTGCTATGGCTGAAGAGAAACTTAACGAGGTTGCCGAAGTTCATGGAGAACCAATGGTATATGCCAAGTTTAATGCTGAGACTGGAGGTTATGAGCCATCTAGCGAATTTAACCTTACAATTAATAATATTGAAGGTTGGTTGTGCGAATATTCCAAGTATTGGAAATTATCAATTGAAGTAGGCAAAAAGCAACGTAAGTTTAACCCAGTTTCAGAAGCTGATACATACGATGGTACCAATTGTGCTAAGCCTGAAACAGAAGCAGAAAAAGAAGCAGAAGATTTAATGTAATTATGGCAAAGAATTATAATACAACGGATTTATCTCCAGACCAAGCCATGGAGCGTCATATTTATCACAGAGACCAGTTTGCTCATTATTTGAGATGGACACACATCTTGAAAGACGCTAAAATTGGTGATGATGTAGTAGATTTTGGATGCGGACAAGCCAATTTGCTTGAAGTATTTTACAGAAATAAGTTTAAGTGTAACAGCTATGTTGGCATCGATATTCGGCACAAAACTATTGCAGATGATGCAGCTAAATTTGCATCAGTTCCTTGGGCTAGTTTCTATGAGGCTGACCTTGTTAAAAATTATCTTGATTACAGCCAGTTTAATGGCAATAAGGTGTGTGCTTTCGAGGTTCTTGAGCATGTTGGCAAACAGAATGCCGACGTTTTCCTGGAGAACTTTAAAGCGTGTGGACGGGATGATGCAACTTATTATCTTTCTACTCCAAATTACGACCCTCGTGTTGGTGCTGCAGGTAATCATACTTATGATTCTGGGGACGGAAGAGGTGTAGATGTTCAAGAGTTTGACCATTATGAGCTTGAGGCAATTCTTAAAAAGCACTTTGATATTGTTGATAAGTTTGGAACATTTGCTTCGCAGAAAGACTATAAGCCTCTCATGAATGACTGGCAGAAGCAGATGTTTAAAGAATTGAGTCGTTATTATGACTCAAATCTTATGGCAAATATCATGGCTCCGATGTTCCCAGATGCTGCTCGTAATACACTGTGGATTTTGAAGCGTAAGCCTGGTGATATTAAAGTTCCAAAGAACTTAGAGCCAGTTACTATTGACCCAAATCCTGGTGATGTAGACGATTTACTTTAAAAAGAATAACAGTAGTTAAAGCTTGTTAACTTTAACTACTGTTAACATAAAAAATTTCATTATATGAAAAATTTTATGTAATTTTGCACATATAAATAATTTAGTTATTCACATATTAAAATTTTACAATTATGAATTCAGTAATGCAGATTGCAAAAGTAAGAAAGGTTAAAACTCCAGAGCGTGGTACATCTAGGTCGGCTGGTATTGATTTCTTTGTGCCAGAGGATTTTTCAGGTCAGATGCTTCAGCCACATGAGGATGTGCTCATCCCATCTGGCATCTGTGCTCTTATTCCAGATGGCTATATGCTTATGGCTGCTAATAAGTCTGGCATTTGCCCATCAAAAGAGGCTAAGATTGACTGTGAAACACCAATGAAGTTTACAGGTCAAGATACAACTATTTCAAGTTGTGTTATTGTTGGTGCATCTATTATAGATGAGGACTATCCTGGTGAGATTCACATTCACATCATTAATGTAGGCAAAGAGCCAGTATGGATTGAGCGAGGTCAAAAGATTGCTCAGTTTATTTTGGTTCCTGTATCTTACGCCGATATTTGTGAGGCTTCTCCTGAAGTTGTTAAGGCCGCTGTTCTCGCTAAAAAGAGTGAACGAAAAGGAGGTTTTAACTCTACTTCAGAAGAGTAATAAGTTGTCCCAATAATACCCTCTATAATCCCAGAGTTAACGAAATATATTTATAATATAAATTATTATATTATAAGTTTCAATTGCTCTGGGATAAAAAGAGGAGTTCTATCTATTAAAATATCAGATTATGAAGAAAGTACCGGAAGTAGTAAAAGAACCTATATTCTTGAAATTCGTAGAGCACTATGCTAAAAAATTCAAAGAAAGTAACGGCTTTGGCATGTGGCTACACGAATACAAGGATATGGAAAAGAAAGGCTTATTTGCGCCAAAAATTCTGAGAACTTTCTATATTCAGATATGTACAGATAAGTTTAATTTAGGCTTCATTAAAGATGATGCAATTTGGTATATATGTTCACAAGCTGTTGACGCTGCTAACGCTTATATAGATGAAAGAGTTAATTCTATGTACAGGATTGCTCTTATAACTGGAGAACAAGCAGAAGATGAAGACGGAGACCCGTATACAGAATTAACTTATGAAGAAGCTGAAGAAATATGCCAAGCATTAAATGAGGAAGCCGAAGAAGAGCTTTTTAAAATGCAAAAGATATGAGCAAAGCTATAGATTTACGAAAATATACAAAGCTTACGCCGACTCCAGCAGTAGATATTACAAAAGAACAGTTCTTTGCGTATGAAAGAACTAGAATGGAAGGCAAAGTGAATATGCTTGATTTGGAAGCAGTTTGTCCATTAACAGGCTTAAAGCCTGAAGACATTAAGGCTATTCAGCAAAACTTTCAAGTGTTAAATCAAAAATTTAATAAATCATGGAAGAGCCGTTAGAAATTTCTTATCCATATATTACTCAATCTGATAATAATTGGGTATATGAAAATGCCAATCAGGCTCTCAATTGCTTAGCATTACGTATAGCTGGATGTGGCGAAATGCCTGGCAATAACACTATTAGATTGCAAAACGTTGGTTTCTATATAGCATATCCAGAGCGCAATCACATTACTGAAGAATGGCGCCAATGGAATGCTAAATACGCAGAAAGAGAATGGAATTGGTACTTATCTCATTCAAGAGATGTATCAGAGCTTCAAAAACACGCTCCAATTTGGAAACGCTTGCATGGAGGTGATTGTCAGGTCAATTCTAATTACGGCTGGCTATGGAATCGCAACAGGCAATTACAGAAAGTAATTGAGAAACTTGAGGACAATCCAGATACTCGTCAAGCATGGCTTACACTGTATGATGGCAAGGAAATGGACGATTATGAGTATGATACTCCATGCACTCTCAGTATTGGTTTTAAAATCAGTATTTATGACGAATTTGAAAAAATTCTCAATATGACAGTTCTTATGAGAAGCAACGACTTAATATTTGGTTTTTGCAATGACCAGTATTGTTTTTCTCAGTTGCAGAAATATGTTGCTTCTAGAATTGGTGCTACAGTTGGAGACTATTATCATTTTGCCCAGGACTTACACATATACTTGCCAAGTACAAATGTATATCCAAAGCATATTAATGACTATTTAAAGAATGTTTTGAAATTATGAAAATACCAATTAAGTTTAAAGGCTGGATGCTGTTTTTAGTATGGTTCATCATCGGAGTTATTTATTTTCCAATATACTTTGCAGCTTGGTGCCTTCATATAATTGCTAGAGTACTTCTTGCTATTGCATATTTATTTATGCTTCAGCCACATATTGCAATAAATGTTTTTAGCTCAGTGTTTGTAACTAATTTAAAGATTATGTAACATGAACAATTCAGACTTAAATGCTCTTATCGACCAAGCTTTGCTTGATATGAGTAATACAGAGGCTCCTTCAAGTGAAGAAGCCTCTGTGATGGAATATTCAGAAGAAGATTTTGCTAAGATGCTAGCAGATATTCAGTCTGAAGATGAAGATTTGGCAAAAGCCGAAATAGATGCAGCCGCAAATCCGGATGACGAAGAGAATTCTGATTTCTCTATTGCATCTATGGATGGTGATAAGTTTTACAATAAATCAACTCTAAAATATAAAGACGGTAAAGTAGAGCGAGAAACTTCTGACGATGTTATCTTTTCAATTGGAGGTGAAAATTGCGTAGAATTCGCTGATAGTCCTAAGCACGATAAGGAATTGGTTCCGGAACTCAACGAGGTTGAGCGCAGATTGGTAATAAGCCGTCGCATTAAAGACGGTATGGCAAAGCGCCAAGCTAAAAAAGAACTTGAAAAAGTTGAAATTAACAGAATGGCATTTGACCAGAAAATTCTCCCTTTGTCAGAAGAGTTAACAAGATGGGATAAAACAGCTCTTGTAGAAGAACTTACTAGTAATTTGCGTCAGCTTATTAAACGTTACGACAAATACATCAACTCTAGAATTGCTAGACTTTTATCTCCAGCTATTCCAAGGGCTATTAAATTAGCAAAGCTTAAATGGCCATGGGTATTTGTAGCAAATCCTGGATTTCTATATAAAACACATCCAGAAGTAGGTGAGGTTCTTACATATTGGGTTACACCAAATGTACCATATTACTTTAAGCAAGGAACAGAGCAACAGATTCTTGAAGAGCGAGATTCTGAGCTAAGTACGTATTTTCTAGAATGTGTGGATAGAGCTATCCATAGATGGTATGAGGCTAGACGCCGATTGGCTGATAGAGAAGTAATTTATGCTTCTAGGCTTGTTGGCGTTAATAACATCAGAACTTATGGTGATTTATTAAAATATAACCCATTCTGGTTTAAGAAGCTCTATGACAGAGTCAAAAAAGACAATCCGTATGGAAAAGCAACGACACAGTCTTAAAATTGGCAATAAAGTTATCAAGAATTTAACGCTTGATGATATTGTTGACATAAAATTATATTTAATTAGACACAAATTAGAACGTAGAGAAATATCATGACAACAACAGAACATGATAGAGCTAGAATGCGAGCTTATTATAGAGCTAATAGAGAAAAGCTATTAGCATATAATAAAGCTTACAAAAAGGCTCATCCAGAAAAACGCGCTTATAAAGCGCCATCTTCTATAGAAGAAAAACTGAAACGCTCTGAGTATAATAGAAGATATTATGCTAAAAACAGAGAAAAAATACTGGCATATCAAAAAGCATGGATTGCGGCTAGACCAGGTTATCGTAAACTTCATAGAACAAAAATACAATGAAAGATTTAATAAGTCTTATTATATTTGGAGTAATTTTTATCCTGTCAATGGCTTGGTGCTTAATGTTCGGAGGAGGACGCAGAGATGAAGATTGAGACAATTCAAATTACTGGCGATGCTTTCTATTATTTGAGAGACGGTGAAGAGCCTATTGACCCAGATAATCTTGAAGAAGCAGATGAGTTTAAAACTCTGTTTGGCAATTTCAGATTTATATCTGAACCAGAACCTATAGTAGGAACTGATATGGTAGAAGTTAAAATATCAGCAGCAGAACAAAAGAAAATTGCTGGTCAATTCTTATTCGAGTTTATTATTCTTCCAAACAAAAAAGTATACGTAAGAGTTTTTGATTCAAAAACTAATTACGAAGAAAGAAATCAAATTCAGAATTTAGAGCCAATTGGCGATGCGTATTGGGCTGAATATAGGTATCATAGTACTTCTCATTATAGAGATTTACTTCCTGTTTGCAAAATAGCTGAATATGAAAAATGGTTCAGTGAAAATTGATTTCCTATCTGGTGTTCTCTTGGAGCTATTTCCGAGAAAATGCCAGATAGGATTTTTTGTAAAATTTTGTAGATTTACACACTGGTTCTGGAAATCGGTGAGATTTAAATTACTATAAACCTATAACATACCGGTTCTAGGAACTGGCTTCCAATCAACGCTGTTACAGTGCCTGTACTTATATATCACGCTAAGCTGTTACAGTGCCGCATTATTACCCTATACGCGGGCGCCCGCGCGTACATATTATATATTATATATATATAGTAAGTGTTAACAGTAGTTAAAGATAAAGCTGTTAACTCTTCTTAACATAAAAAATTTTTTTATTTGAAAAATTATTAGTACTTTTGCACTCAGATAAAACATAATAAGTTTAACAATTAAAATTACAGTAAAATTATGAATGCAAAAATTATTTTGAAAGTTGACAAGCTTGAGAATTTAGTAGCATGGATTGGTCGCAATTTTATTTGTGGAGAACGACCAACAAATGCAAGAACTCTCTACATGTTCGCTAACAAGCCAGACACTTCAATGGAAGACGACGGAAATAATAACTACTCTAGATTTGACTCAGAGTTTGAAGCAGAGCAATACTTCAATGCTTTTGCGAACATGAAGTTTATCATCGAATCTGAACTGGTTGACCAGGATGTTGTTAGAAACGATACTACAGCTGAAGTTATTCACGTTGCAGACACTTGGAAAATTACAGCTACTCCAAGCATGAATGAAACTGACTATATGTTTGTAGCCTATTGTCCAAGACCATACAATCCTGTATAATAAAACAAATGTTTAACAATTAAAATATTAAGATTATGAGAAAGCCAAAGTTTATTCCGGTTGATTGGAACTTAAAGAAAATTGCAACCTATTTGCAAATGAGTTTAGTAATTGCTAGTAGCACTCAGTTCTCCCCAAGAGTATTTAAATACTGGGAGAGATACTGTAAGGCAGAATGGGACGCACGTTATACAGTTCAGTGCCTCGCAGCTAGTAACACAACAGCTATTATTAGATATGCTGGTTCAGAGATATATGTTACCATAGATTTAATCTCAGATGGCGGCAAGGTAAGAACATCAACTAAAGCAGAGTTATCATGAGTAACAAGTTTAATTTTCATAAAGTCGAATTGCTAGAGCACTTCAACGATTGTAGCAAATGTATTGAGTTTGATACATGCATTTTGGCAAAGAAAGGCTATGTGTGTAACGGTTTTGATTTGAGATAATATGGGAAGAGGTTGGAAACTATTTGAAGCTCTTAAGGATGTTGTAAGTCCTGAGTATATTCTTGAGGAAATGGCTAGAAACATGAGTGACATTGAGTTGCTTGACGCCGTTAAAGAAATAGCAAAGAATTTTGATATAGAACTGGAAGCATAAAATTCCAGTGATTAAATAGCAAAAAGAGGTGTTAATGATTTTTAACACATTCATTAACACTTCTTAACATAAAAAGTTTTCATATTTCAAAAATTATGAGTACTTTTGCAAATGTAATTAGAACATATAAGTTTAACAATTAAATACACAAAATTATGGCAACAATGAAATTCGCCCAGATGGCAACAAAGAAGTTACAGAAGTTAGTTAACGACCCAGCAACCTCTGATGAGGATAAGGTAGCAATTCAGGCTATTATCAATAAGCGTCAGGCAGCTACTAGTGCTCCAGCTGATAACGGAGCAGCACTCTCTCCAGAGGAGCAGGCAGCTATCGATGCAGCAGAGAAGGAAGCTGCTAAGCAGAATTCTGAGGTTGGTGAGAACAAGGAGGCAAAGCCTAAGGCTAAGCGCGAGGCAAAGCCAAAGCAGAGCATGGAGGAGCTTGATGCTGAGGTTGCAAAGGCAAATGAGGAAGCTCTCGGCCATCGTTGTGAGACACTCATGCCTGGTACTGCTATTAAGGTTGGTGGTTACGTCAAGGGAGTTCTTAAGGAGAAGCGAGCTATGCGCTGCTATCTTCTCATCCAGTCCGATGTTACAGATGAGAACCCTACAGGCCGCCAGTTCTACAAGGTGTTCAAGGAGGTTACAATCCTGCCAGAGACTGTAGAGCTTCACAAGGCTAAGAAGACAGGTGCTCGCCGTAAGGCTCAGGTTGACACTGAGGAGTGGATGGCACAGGCTGATGAGATTGTAGAGGCTGCTGGTTCTTATGTAGGTCGCCAGATTGACCTTGGCGATGATGCTAAGACAGATTCTCGAATTGAGACTATCATCAAGGATAAGCGCTCTTGCACAGTGTTCTTCCGCATTGGCTTTAAGGATGAGAATGGTGCTCACAAGTTTACTCACAAGGCAATCCATTCAACCAAGGATGAGGCTGAAGGTGGTAAGGTAGTTATCACAGAGCCAGAGGGCCTGCTCCCAATGGATGATGCCGATGAGACTTACAAGGAGTTCCAGACCAAATGGCAGACACGTGCTGAGCGTCAGCCAAGAACTGCTCTTACTCCTGAAGAGAAGGTTATCCGCGCAGAAGAGGCTCTTAACAAGGCAAAGAAAGCCTTGGAGAAGGCTCAGGAGACACTTCAGAACAAGCAGCTCGAGTATGACAATGCCAAGGCTGCTCTTGATGCTAAGCACGATGAGCAGGAAGCCAATGCAGAAGCTGAGGCTAAGGAAGCTGTAAACGAAGCAGCTGCTGAAGCAGAGTCAGGTGACCTTATGTAAGCGATTAAGTTACTTGTTTTTTACATAGTGTTTTTAGTATTTTGTTTGAAACTGAACTCCTAGGAAGCGACTAAGGGACTGTGGTCCTAGGAGTTTTTAAATGCCAAGTAAAACAAATATCTGCTGTTACGTTTAATGGAAATATGCAGGGTTCGATTCCCTGCCTTGGCACTATTGGTTCTAACTACGGTAAGAACCCATAATTTTAATAGAATTTTAATTGTTTTTGGTGAGTAGGTAATCGTTGTGAAACGGTTACCTATTATTTTTTACAGTAACATATAGAAACTGTTCGCTGGCAGCAAATTTTAAAATTTTCATATCTTCATATATAAATAATATATTAAATTATATAGAATATTTGGCTCATATCGCATTATTTTTATTAATTAATATAATTATAAGGTTTAATATAAAATAATTAATTCTAGGTACCAAGAAATGAGTTTAGCTAGAAAGCTGACATCTGTATATAAACCAGCAAGTTAGACCTACAAAATTTAACATTTAATTTAACTACTGTTAACTAAAAAAATTTTTTTATTTGAAAAATTATTAGTACTTTTGCACTCAGATAAAACATTATAAGTTTAACAATTAAAATTGCAAAATTATGAAAGCAACTGATTTGGTTAAGAGCTTGTCTCTTTCTAGTATTACGTCTGAGGATTTCAAGGTTGTTACCTTGTATAAGGGTCAGGACCCAGATGTATTTTTGGTAGATAATTTTGGTGATGGAAACGTGGTAAACGAAAAGCCATATAGCCTTGAGCCGCCAACAATTCTTGGGTCTAAGGATTTTTTGGCTGTTTATAATAACGTACCTCTTGCAACACCTGATGGCAAATCTACATTTGTTCCTGATTGTGTGTACAAAGTTAAAGGTGCTGGTGTTGTTTCACTTTATAGCTTTAATTAAGATATGGCGACTAAAAGAGCATTTAGAGCGTGTTTACCTGGAGACAGAAACTCCTGTATAAACTGTGCTGATTACCTCGAGTGTCCTTTGGCTGTTTGCGGAGGAACTAAAGGTAGTTGGGTGTGTGACGATTGGAAAATGATACGATAAAACCTCAATTCCTATCCAGTGTTCTCTCGCTGACCATTTCCAAGATTTGGCCAGCGGGAATTTTTATGAACTTTTACAGAATTTCAGCACGCCGGGAGCACAATCCGGGTACACTCCTGTTAATAATGACGAAACGCTACTATACAGCTACACGGTTATTACAGCTTCTCAGCTATACTGTTACAGTGCCGGGAACTATATTTGCTGCATACTTACCGGGTCTAATAGCCAGCATATATATTATATAATGTACACATGTGTATAATAAAAATATTCGAAATAATAAAATATTTAATATTAAAAATTATTAATTTGAAAGTTAAATATTTTAATAATTATATTTTATAATAAAATCAGGAAATAATATATTAATCTATTATTATTTTTAATCATATAATAATAAATTTACTTATTTAAAAATAAAATTCAAAATAATGCGAAGAAATTTTTTTATTTCAAATATTATTATTACCTTTGTACCAGATAATTAAAATAATAGTAACAATTAAAATATTAAGATTATGAAAAAAGTATTTAATGCCGTAGAGGTAATGGAATTTGGCCGCATTCTTGATGCGAGATTTACGGCCAAGTATTCGGTTCAAGATTTGTTTAATTATGCGAATAAATTAGGAATTATTCAGACCAGTTTCGGTAAGATGAATGCAAAAAAGCTGTCAATTTCCGATATTATTAATGATTTTTTGCATGTAGAAGTACTGCAGAAAATTAAGGAGATTTCCAGTGAAGAAGTTGATAGAGTATTGAAAGAAATATTTACCGGAGTTTAATTACTCCGGTTTTAAATAAGAAGTTAAACAGTTAAATTATATATTAAGATTATGAGAAAATTACAACAAATAAACAAGAGTCAGTTAGTTAAGTTGCTGGACGCAATTAACTGTGAAGGAATTGATAATCAATACTGGGCTGTAAACAGCTATTCTAATAGCTGGAATGCTGCTAAGGTTTTTGGCGGCGCAAATCAAACAGAATTTGAACCGGGACGCTATATCACAGTAATGTATGATGATGAAAACCAGTTTCCTACATTTGATGAGAATCTCAACATTGTTACTGATTTTCCACATTATGATTACTGGATTGAGGAGGATTTAAGAGTGTTAATTTTCAAAATTTAAACAGTTAAATTATATATTAAGATTATGAAACAGAATTTAAACAGCACAGAGACAACATTAAAGCTGAATATAGCCGAGTTTTTGGCAGAGTATTTCACTGGTTCTACCAGTGCAAAGGACCAGTTCTCATACGGTCTATTTTGGGATACAGTTATGGATAAATCGCCGGAGTCAATCAAAATAATGGTTGACTATAAGCCGAAGGATGAAGGCAGCTTCTATTACGAATATGGTTTGCTTAAAGCCGAGGAGGAAATGGAAGCTGAGCAGCCAGTTACTGAGAAGCTTATTAGCCGCATCGGTGGCCGCGAGATTTGGGCTTATAAGATTCGCTATGAGAACCCGGACGAAAAGCCGGTATCATTCTACTTCTACACAAGAACTAGAATTATGGCTTTCATCCAGTACGAGAATGAAACATTGGAGGTTGCATGGGAGATGCAAGAAATCACCAAGCAGAAACCAGTTCTTTGTCTTGAGAGTCACACAGTTTTATTTCGCAGAGCTCTTGATTGTATACTGGAGGCTTACTCGAAGGGTGGATACAGTGATGAAGATATACAAAGAGAATACTGCCCGGATGCCACCGATGTTGCAGTCTATAAGATGCGGTACAAGTTCACGGGTTCTTACAAATATAGAACAAGTTACTGTGAAGACGACGGCGTGACTGGAAACAATGTTTGTAACGCAATCGATGCGGCGTGGACTTGGTTACATACAGGCTTAGTGAATAACTTCATCAGTAGAGACCTGGAAACTCATTCACTTAATTTAAACTGGTAATAATATGGTTTGGTTCACTTTAATATCTGTAAGTCTGGCGATTTTCACCGGACTTACTCCAGAGGAATGGAAACAGTGGTGGCACAAGAACTATACTTGGGATGACACAGAACTGTAATTTGGTAATTTAATATCTCAATTCCTATCTGGTGTTCTTTTGGACCCATTTCCGCAGAATCACTGGGTAGGAATTTTAGTGAATCTTTGTAGTTTTACAGTACTGCGCCAGAATCGGACAGAAACAATTCAAGTTTAGTTACGGTTTTATAGTGGCTTAGGAGCTGAACTGTTACAGTGCCGGGATTTATGGTAGGTGATAAACTGAAAACCGGTATGGAAACCGCGATAGAGCCATAAAATGGCTCGGGTTAAAAGCCGGAGAAATCCAGTGTTCTCTCGGGGCCTTTCCCGGTAAAATCACGGCTGGGAATTTGTTTAAAGCCTTGTAGAATTGCGGCTTTATACCTGATAAGTATCTGGCCTATATTTATAGATTATTAGACTAAATAAAGTCAAAAAATTTTTTTATTTAAAATATTTCGCCCGAAGTCCATATTTGTCCTATATGAGCTTATTTTTTATTTTATATATAAATATATTATTTTTTAATTTTAAGTCCATATAAGTCAAATAAACAAGCTTAAGATTGATTTTTTTAATATAATATATAAACCAGCTTTTTAATATATAATATGT